TTATGCCACGTCGATCCACTCGGCGCCCCGGCTGTCACGGTAGAGCGCGGTCATCGCTGACGACTTGTGTCCGAGCAGCAGTTGCGGATCTCGGCCTTCCGCTGCGTGCAGGCGTGCCGCCAACGAACGCATCTCGTGGAAGGTCGGCGGGCTCGCTCCGAACTCTATGCCGGTGCGGTCCCGCGCTGCTGCAAATGCGCTGGTCAGCGTGTCCAGCATGATCGGCATTCCAGGCGTCGCGCGGCTCACGGTGCGGCTGTGATGCACGAGATGCTTGGACACTACCGCATCTCGGCAGGCTTTAACCACCTCGCCCAACTCAAGGCCCAGCGATTCCAGACGCAGCTTCGTGCTGATTCGCAGGCGTGCGCCGGTCTTCGCCTGGATGATGTGCAGATGGTCGTCGTACACATCCTTGAACAGCATCGCCGCGATATCGTCACGCCGCTGGCCGGTCAGTACCGCAAGCTCCATCGCTCGTTTCAACCAAGGCTGCTTGGCCTCGGCGTAGATCGCCTTCCATAGCTCCAGGGTCAGCCTTTCGCGCTTGACCTTCACCTTCGCGGCCCGCGTCACTTCGACCGGGTTGTCCTTCCGCCATCCAGCCGCTATCGCCTCGCGCATCAGGTCGCTCAGCAGTGACCGCATTGCCTTCGCCATCTGCGCCTTGCCTTCATCCGTGAAGGTCTTCAGGTAGGCGGCAATCTCAAACGTCCCGATGCTTTCTGCGTCATGGTGCCCAAGCGCCTCGCTGAGACGATTCAGCCTCATGCGCACGGTTTCCTTGCTGCGGTCAGATACATCTCGCTCTGCGTAGAGCTTGCGGTACTCGTCGATCCATTCCGAGAACCTGCGGGCCGGCGCGCCTGCTATACGCTCAACCAGGGCCGGCTGCATCTTGGCGCCGGCATGATTGGCGTGCACAGCCTCCCGCACGGCCTGCGCCTTGTCTGAGCCAAGCCCGTACCACTTTCCTGACAGCGGGTCACGGTAGCTGTAATAGGTGACGCCGTTCCTGCTATCCGTCTTGCGGTACAGGTTCGGCGGCAGGTCTTTCGAACCGGTCTTACGCGGCCTTGGCGCCATGTCGATCCCTCGCGATGCGCCCGGCAAGCGTGCCTGGCTCGATGTACTGTGCGTCTGGCTCAACATAATAGCTGCGCCCGTGCTTCACCGGGGCGGGGAAAATCTTCGCCTCCCGCGCCCACCGCCGTAGCGTGTTGAGCGTCGGCACCGGATCGAAGTTCGCTTCCGCCCATTTCTCAAGGCTCAATTTCATAACTCACCCCTCCAATTCCCGGCAGCCGCAGTAACTGCAGCGCTTGCCGAGGACATTCTTCACGCACACGTTCGTGCGCTCGCCTTCTTCCTCTATCCAGACTTCCATGCGGATTCGCTGCATGTCGGACTTGGCGAGGATTTCAAACTGGCGTTTCTGCTCCTGCTCCGGCAGGCGCTTGAATGATTGCCACAGGCTCATGCTCACCCCCTCACCGTTACGCCGGCATCTATCGCCTTGTCTGTTTGCAGCATGTCTATCTCCTAGCGCGGCACTTTTCGCAGTCGCACGGCGGCAGGCCGCTGCTCATGTGCGCTTCGATGAACTCTTTTCGGTCGGGGTTTGCTGCGTTCCATGAATGGTCGCCAATGACGTAGGGATGGAACGGCCAAACGCCCTCCTTTGTGATTCGGTCAGGGTATTTCCCGTGCGCGCGATACCACTCGATCTCTGCATCTCGGATGTGCATGTCTATCTCCTGCTGCGGCTACATCGCGAAGTGGAATTTCAGAAACTTGCCTTTTGGCAGCGGAATCCAGATTTCCCCGCTGCAGTCGTCGCCGAGATATCCGTTTCGCTGGTCGATGTAGGCGTATCGGAACGCATAGCCAGTGCAGTCTTCCTTGTGGCCGCCGTGGGTATCAGTGATCTCGAAGTCGCTGGTTATCTCGGAATCAGCGATGTATTCCTTGATGTGCTCAAGCTTGCGCGGGCTGACGAGCGTTGCCGCGTATGCCAGGGCCTCGTCGAGCTTCCGTGATTGCTCAAGGCGATACGCGGTTTCTGCCTCGTTGGCCTTGCGCATGATCTCCGTCATTTCAGATTCAGCGAACATGTCTCTACCTCCCTGCCGACTCTCGCCGGCAGGCTGTGTGTTTGGGTGGGGTTAGGGGGTTGTGCCGGCTCGACGATCAAGCCAGTCGGCAACCTCGATGCAGGCTTTGGCCAGTTCGCGCAGCTCGCCGCTGTCGTAGTAGGTCTTGACGTGATCGCCGCACTCATCGACGGTCACGCCCTTGATCTCTCTGCTTTCGGCTCGAACTGTAGGGCCGAAGTTGCCGAGAAGCTTCATCCACGCCTTTGCTGATTCACTGATATCTCTATCGAATTCGAACGACATATCACGCCTCCTTCGCAGCCATGGCGGCTTCTCGATACACGTCAACCCGCTCTGCAACCTTCTCGGCATAGCCGCCGTGGCAGTTCACGATAGAAACGAGCGTCTCGGCTTCATGCACTCCAGAGGAAGCCCACCGATACCGCTCCGCATCCTTCCGCATCGCCTCGACCTCGGCGCGGAGCTGGTCGCGTTGCTGCGCCAAGACGATGTGCGAGTGCAAGGCGTCTTGGTAGAACTCTTCTTTCACGTCTAGCGCATGTTTCAGCGCATCCCGCTCGGCGGTCACGGCTGACAGGGCGGCGCTGAGCTTGTTGAAGTCAATCCGCAGGGTGAAGGCATAGCCGGCAAGGGTGTCGCCGACAGGTTCTAGGTATCGCTCCAGTTTCACCGTGCTGACTTGGCGCTGTGTTTCGCAGATCGTGTGCAGCGTGCGAAGCGGTGCGCGCCGGGCTAGCTCTGCCAGCGTGTTCATCAGGCGCGCATTACTCACCCCTTCCGCCTCTGCGGGCTGTCTAGCATTGTCCACTGTAGAACTCCCCGTGCAGCTGCTGACGAAGTTGGTTTGCATAGTGCGCGGCCTCATCTAGTGTCTTGAGTGTTTTCTGATGGGTTTTGCCATTGGCCTTTATCGAAACGATGAAGCTGCCGTTCGGCTTTTGGTGAACGCACCTGACGCCTAGCTTGTTGTTCCGCTGGACGCCGCAGTTCATCTTGTTTTGTCCGTTGTCACACAGTCTGAGATTTTCCCAGCGGTTATCTGTCTTTATGCGGTTTCGGTGATCGATCATGTTTTCAGGCCACACGCCTGTCATGTACAGCCAGGCCAGCCGATGGGCCAAATAGCGCCTGCCATCAATCTTGATTGAGAGGTGTCCGTAGCTGTCGAGCGATCCAGCGACGGAGCCAAGCGGACGTCTGTTTTTTGCTTCGATCTTAATCCAGGTGAAAACGCCAGTATCTGGGTCGTAATTGAGGCATTCGCGTAGCCTCTTAAGCAGCTCCCGATCAACCAATACCTTGCTCATTCAACTGCCTCCAATGCCGTAGCCGGGTAAATCTGCACGCTGTTGCGATGGGCGCTGCTCTCGACTGCGTAGCCCTCCTTGGTCTGCTCGGTCGAGTACCAGCCAACCACGCGACCAACCCACTCGCTGCCGGTGGACTTCTTCACGAGGTCGCCCATGCGGAACTTGCCTTGCGGGGCGGTCTGCGCGATGAGGGCGGCGAAGTTCGGCTCGGGATCGACAGCAAGGATTGTCCATGACCCGTCACTCTCTTCCTGAACCCCTGCAACTTTGCAGAAGAGTCGGTTGAATGCGTCATCATCACCGGTTGATACGTCAACGCTAACGGTCATCTTCTCGACAAGATCAAGGCAGTTGCTGAGAACCGGCTGCTGCTCGGTCTGCGCGATGGGGGCGGAGTAGAGGTTGTGCGTCTGATGCTCGCGCTTATTCCGCATAGATCGTAGCCAGTCCTTGTCGCGGACCTGCACGGCGTATTCACCGTCGGCCCCGATTTCGAGCAGGAAGGCAGGCTGCTGCTCGGTCTGCGCGATGGGGGCGGCGTTATCGGCTAACTCTTTCGCAGCTGCATACAGGTTCGCAAAGTTCCCTCGGCGCGCCTCATCACGCCCATGCCAGTAGCGGCACTCTTCCATGATCAGGTCGAGGATTTGCTGCGCTGCTGAAGGCTGCTGCTCGGTCTGCGCGGGGCGTGTGTCTAGCGCAGAGCGGGCCTTCCATGCGAACCATGCTGCCTCGGCATTCGCCCAGATATAGACGCCGCCCTGTCGATCCAGGCGAATATCCTCTGGTGCGTTTTCGTCCGTATCGTCGTAGTCCTCGCGAACGGCTGTGTTGTGCTGCATAACCCACGCCTCAAACGTTTTCCGCTCATCCTGCGCCGCTGCTTGCTCTACTGCCGCCTGCCCATCCCTGAACCCCTGCGCTGCGGCTGTGGCCATGTCGACGGCGGTGTATGCCTCGGTGGTTTCGGCTGGGTCCGCCTGCTGGGATAGGGCGCCTTTAAGCCGATCGGCCAGCGTTATCATGGCGAGGTGCAGATCAGTTGCATCTCCATAATGCGCCGCTTGGCACGCGATCACTTCGCGCAACAGCCCGTGCAGCTTTTCGTTCTCCGCCTTCGCAGCCCCCAGCTCAGCGCCGATTCGCCCGGCTGCCTTCAGTGTGTCGTTCATTGCTCAATCTCCTTGATTGTGGCCAGCGGCAGCCCGCTCATTGCCAGCGGCTCGTCGTAGCAGACGCCCATCATCTCGGGCCATTTGCGAGGCTCGCCGGGTTTGATGACGCCTTGGTCGTGTGCGCGATCCCATGAAAGGCGATGCCGGATGACCTGATACAAGTCCCACGCAACGCCATCCTCTCGGCGCTTTGTGGCCTCCGGCATCAGCGTGTTCGCCAGGCGCTGTATCTCGTGCCGCGTGGCGTGGACCTGCTCCCAGTCGCGCCGGTCGTAGAAGCCCGGCAGACGCTCAATGGCGTGGTCGATCTGGCCGATCTTGATCCGCGCCAGTAGCTCGCAGGCCTCTTGCAGCTCTGCTGCCTGGCGCTCGGTTACGGTGATGGTGTAGGTGCGATCAGTCACGGAGCGATCCTCCGAAGAGGCTCACGCGGCGCAATGCGCGGCTCGACGTCGATGAAACCGGAGCCTCGGAAGTCGCCATCGGTAGCGTGGGCCATGTCCACCTCAAGGCGCGCCGTGGCATTCACTTCGGCCGCGACCTGGGCAACAGCCTTTGCTTGTTCAATCGAGTAGGTGCCGGCTAGCACGCCCTCCATCGTCTTGCCGAGGATGGCGCGCAGATCACTTAGGTTGTTCATGGTGCTGCTCCAGTTTGTTGAGCTTCCGCTTGAACCAGCCGAGCGTTATGGCGGTTGAGCGGTATTCCTCGCCGTAGCGGGCGATGGTGTTGCGCCTCATGTTCTCGGCGCGCGTGATGCACTCCAGACGATCGAGTGTGATTTCCTCTGGGTTGGCCGTTTGCTGGCCTGGCCGGAAGATGACAATGTGCCCGCCAGGCACTGGCCCGTTGGCCGCCTCCCACGCGAGGCGGTGTAGCGCGACCCATCGGCGCGCCGGGTAAACGCTCTGGTCGTCAGAGATCTTCTGCTCGAGGTAGCCGTCCTTGCTCAGCCGCAGGCTTCCGATGGGGCGATAGTTGCGGGATTCTTCTGGTCTTCTGCCGGGCTTGAATTGCGTTTCGGCTGCCCGGCCGCCCGCATTCCATCCCTTCAGGCCGGCGTTCCAAGGGGCTGCGCCTTTCTTAAATCGCGTCTTGGTGCCAGGGTTGTCCTCCCGGCGTAGACGGCAGGCGTGCGGCCCGGCCAGGTATTCAGCCGTCTTGCTCAGCTCAAGCAACTTGGCGCGGCTGTAAATAGAGCGATCCGAGCGGCCTAGCAGCTCCTGCATGAATGCCATGGGTTTGTGTGGGTAGTGCTCGCGCATCAGCGCGTCTTCGCCCAGCGTCCATGGCTTCTTGATGCATCGTCTCGGCTTTGCCTGCCTGGCACGGCTCAGCGCCTCTAGCGCAACCTGACTCAAACTGCTCATGACTCCTCCTACGCTGCCCATCGGGTGCGGTACTGAACGATGTCGCGGACGGTGCTCATGCCGCACCCGTAGCGCTTGGCTAGAGCTGGATAGCCGCCAATTCCAGCGGCGTAGTCGGCACGTATCGCGGCGACTTGGGCGTCAGTGAGCTTGGCGCGCTGATGCCACTCGCCGATGCGGTGGCCGGTGTGGTTGCGCTTGCCGGTCATTTCTTCCGCCTCCCGTGCGTCGTGGCTGTCCAGCCGGCGCTGGCTACCTGGTTGCCGTGGTCAGCGATAAGGCTGTCGATCAGGGCGCCCATGTAGGCGACTAGGCCAGTGACTGTTTCACCACGGGCCGTCGCGCTGTGCGTGTGCTTCTCGCCGTTGGGCAGCACGAACCACGCGCTAGCGTTCCAGTCGGAAGGGCGCCGGGGCTCAGTGCCGCGAACAACTGGCCGCGACACTCGGTTGTCGATGGAGTAGAGCGTCACGATGCAGCTCATGGCTGGCATACCTCCAGCAGGTTGTCCGAACTGAGGCGCCCTAGCGGCGCGGCTATGAAACGGTCTTTGTCATGCACTACGCACCATGGCTTCCCTGTGCTGGATGCCTGTGCCGCTGCGTGAATGATTGCGTCGAGCGCTTCGCTGAATCTCATGCCATCTGCTCCAGTGCCCTGCGGGCGAATGCCGCCAGCTCACGCTTCGGATCGCGCCGGCGCTTGAGTACGGTCGTCGGGTCGTGCCAGCGCTTGCGCTCAATCGGCTTCACTTCGCGGAAGCCTTCGACCTGCTGGATGGGTACGCCTGATTCGGCGACGAGTCGTGAAAGCCAGGCAGCATCAGCCGCCCGGCCCGCTGGGGTTAGGTTGCAAAATGTCATGAGTGTGTACCGGGGAGGAGGGCGCGCTGGGCGCCCGGGGTGGATCAGTAGTTGATGCCGTAGTCGTCGTAATCCGGCATGGAGTTGTCCGCCTGACGTTGCGTCTGCTGCGGGCGCTGGGCTTGTTGCTGGCGTGGCTGCGACTGCTGGCTATCTGGCTTTCCGCCGAGCAGCTGAAGTGTGCCGTTCATGTCCACCACAATCTCTGTGGTGTAGCGCTTCACGCCGTCCTTTTCCCATTCACGAGTCTGCAGCCGGCCTTCGATGTAGCACTGCGAGCCCTTACGCAGGTACTCGCCAGCGATCTCTGCGACCTTTCCGAAGAAGACGATGCGTGACCACTCAGTACGCTCCTGCAGCTGGCCGGTCTGTTTGTCCTTCCAGCTGTCGGTAGTGGCAAGGGTTATGTTCGTCACCGCGTTACCATTTGGCATGTAGCGCGTTTCTGGGTCACCGCCGACGTTGCCGATCAGGATGACTTTATTGATACCTCTGGCCATGGTGGCTCCTTGGTTGTTGGGTTAGGCGGCAATGCCCATGACCCGATTCATGCGCTCTTCGAGCAGTTCGTAGAAGGTGGAGACGCGCTCGCTGATCTTGCGAATCAGCGCCTCGTCGCGGTAGGCGCGTTTGACGAAGAGCGGCATGCCGGGCCAGTAGGAAACGAAGTCGATCCACTCCCGATCGGATACCCACAGCCCGCCCTGGCACTGCGCGACGTGCTCCTTTGGAATCTCGCCGGCCAGGATCACACCGACCTGAAACTTCGGCAGCTTCGTCTTAATCTCGGTGAGGCCGTTGGCACCGACCAGCGAGTCCGGCGAATAGCCGATGCCGTGATTCAGGATGATGGCCACCTGTTCCGTGGCGACCTCTTCACGCGACTCGTACAGGCCGCGGGCGACTGCTTCCAGCTCATGCCCGCGCTCGGTGTGGCGGTTGCCGCTGAACGGGTCCGCGGCCTCGCCTGTGATCCGCTCGCCGATCAGCGTGTCCATGTAGGTGAAGGCGCCAGCCCCGAAGCCGGCCTCGCCCTTGCCGTTGACCAGCAGGCAATCCAGTTCGGAGCAGGTCACGATACCCAGGCGCAGGGCCAGCCAATCGGCCGACCCCTGCTCTACGTCACGAATTATCTGCATTGCCTGACTCCTTGGCCTTGTTGGCCGACTTGGTTAGCGCTGCCAGCACGTGGTCAAACATGGCCTTTTCAACTGCGGCTGGCGTGCCGTGTAGTGCGGCGAACGACTCCTTGGCCTTGTCACTGCACTGTTCGAGCAGCATCGCCAGCTGAGCGGCCTGCACTGAAGTCACACGCGCCGTCACCGTTGCGCTGTTTCCGTCGTCATCCTCGCCAGTCGTAGTGAAGTTCAGCAGCGCGCCGGCCGTGTAGCGTTTGCCGTAGCTGACGCTGGAGGCCACGGCCTGAACGCCGTTCTTGTTGCCGCTGACATCGGCCGGAAGCAGTAGGGATGTCGTTTCTCGGTGCCCGGCGCGATGGCTTAGCACGCCTTCAACCTCGATGCCCTTATCGTTTCGCGGAGTGCGGAATGTGATGGCGAAGCCGTGTCGAGCCAGAACCGGCTTGATGACCTCATTGATGTCTTCCCAAAGCGCGTAGGTGCTTTGGATGCGGCCGCTCTTGTCCTTGATGCCGCCGCGCTCACCGATGACGGGCAGCTCTTCCTGCATCTGAGCCAGCGCCTCGTCGTACTGCTGTTTTGCCTGCTGAGCCTGGAAGCGCTCGTGCATCGCCATCAGCCGCTCCATCTTGTCGATGTCAGCGTTCGGGCTCATGGCGACTTGCTGGATGATCTGCAGGATGGTGGCCGACTCGCCGGCCTTCGTAACGGCAGTGTTCTCCTGCCGCTGGGCAATTGCTGTGCTCATGCTCAACCTCCGAATAGGTAGTAAATCGCCGCCTCACTGAAGAGACCGACGATCAGCGTTGCCGAAAGGACGCCGAACCCGGTAAGGGTCCACCACGCTGCTGCGAATGAGTGGCCAGTGGGGGGGTCGTCGTGGGGGAGGGATTGGGTGCTGTTCATGCCGGCACCTCGCGTGACTGTTGGCGCTCGGGCTGAGAGTCGCCAGGAATGCGCATAAGGTGGCGAGGCTCACAGAGGCCAAACCCATGGCTAACTTCATCGTCAGCGAGAAACTGAACGTCATCACCCCTAACCACCCAGCACTCGCAATCCGAATGACGGAAGACTTCCCCGTTAGGGCCTACGTAAATGTCACCGTTGCGAACTAACTGGCTTAGCTCGACTACCTTTCCGATGTTCTGGATCAGGACGTTCGCGCCGACTATCAGCGCCAGATCGCCCGGCTTGAATTGATTGCTCACAGTGGCGCCCCGTTGGTGATTCGATCTGCAAGGCCGTGAGCGAGAGCCCAGCCGGTGAGTAGTGCAAGGGTCACTGCGAAACCCCGCCACCATGCGTAGCGCAGGGATCGTTGTCTTTGGCTAGCCATCACATGGCCCTCCCGATCGCTGCCGCAGCGCGGACGGGTCGCTGATTGCGGCGCTGCTCTGATGCTGTTGCCCAGCGGCAGTTGTCCGGCTCGTAGTTCCCATCATTGTCGATGCGATCTATGCTCAGGCCGCGAGGCTTTTCGCCCATATCCGCTAGGAAGTTCTGAAACTCATGCCATCTCTCGCAGACTGTTATCCCCCGACCTCCGTAGTTTTTGAAGTCAGGCCGATTCACATTTCCGCAGCGCGCAAGCATGTTCGACCAGCACACATAGGTTGCTGTCCGACTGAAACCATGTCGCACCGCCTTAGCCCTTCTAGACTCCTCGTTGAGGCAGCCGCAGCTTTTGGTCTTGCCGGCCTTCAACTCACAGGCCGCAACTGACTTTAAGGCTCCGCATGTGCAGCGACACACCCAGCGCGGCCTGCCCTGCCGTAAGTGGCTTCTCTCCACCACGGTAAGTCGTTCGAAAACACGTCCGGTTAAGTCCTCTGGAACTGCGCCCCTGACCCCTTTTACGTACGGCATAGCGCCTCTCCAATACTGGCTGCCGCTCTTACGATCGCGCGGCGCCAGCCTGACGTGTAGTCCTCTGGCCCGTAGAAATACTCTATGCACTCGACGCCTTTTTCGTCTTCTGCAACAACGCAAGCCTCTGAAGACAGAACATTCAGACATAGACCGGCAGCCAGCCGCAGCGCATCGCCGTCGTCGGTGAGCGGGTTCCACCAGAACTTATGAAGCTGACTTAGCTCTGGCGGGCATATGCCTAGGCCAGCTCTGTATTCGCCCGCGATCCCGCCGGCCTTAGCCGCCAGCTCCAACAATTCGCGGTCATCCATCACACACCCCCCAATAGCGCCACGTAGGCGAGAGTTCCGATAAGCGATCCGGCTACGGTGATGCCTAGGGCGCCGGCTAGCTCCTTGAGGACGTAGGCGGTCATGGCTGGGCTCCTTGCAGGGCGGCGTCGATGGCTGTGTCTAGCGCTTCTTCCGCTAGCTCCGTCAGGCCGGACCGCAGAACGCCGGCGCCTATCAGGACTACGTGCATATCGTCCCGCTTGTTCTTGTCGCATCCCCAAGCCTCGTTGCGCAGGTAGCGGTACCGCTCGGCATCCTTCTTCAGCGCATCCCGCTCAGCGAGAAGGGCGTCGTAGTCGGAGGCCAGCACCAACGGGACCGTGTGAACATCAGTCAAGTGGTTCGTCATTGGCGTGTACGCAGGGTCACCGCTCAGTAGCACCGGTACAGAGCCAGGCATGATGTAAAAACGCTTCACTTCCTTGCTCATGCCGCTCTCCTGAATCCATAGATTCGATCAACTTTCATGCCCCAGGCCTTCTGGACGATGCCGTGGAGCCTGCAGAACATCGCCGCACTGATCTGGCCCGTCTCGCGTATCCCCAGCAGGTAGCCGTACAGGACGTTGGCGTGGTAGTCGGCAAAGGCCTGCGAGCTGGCTTGCCGCATCAGCCGGAAGTGCTGCTTGATGGTTTCTTCAGGCTTCATGCTGCCTCCCGCTTGGCGTCGATCATGTTCCACAGCCGATCTTCGATCCGCTCCGCGTGCTCATCGGCAACCGCTGCGCAGCCATTCCGACCCAGTTCCGTTTGGTTTCCGTCCTCGTCGAAGACGGTCCCGCTGGTGATGGTGAATTCAAGCTCGCTGTAGCCGTAGTAATCATCCGCGCTGTCCCGGCACCGATAGTCAGGTTCAACGACTGCGCAATGGGTTACCTCAACGGAGAGGAGGTATTCATCTAGGTCGATCTCGAATTTCATCGTGGAATCCTCGCGAAATTGCACCAACTGCAAAGCCCCTCGTTTACAACGGCGGAAACGCTGTCATCCGGGCACGGCTGTTCGCGGCGCCCTATGGGTCCGTAGTGCTTCATGGTGGATACCTCGGTGCCCGGATGGGCGGTGATTTGTCTAAACAGCCATTTCGAGCTGCGTTTCGCGCTGCCAGACGGCTGCGCTGTTGTGCGACTCAATGCGGGACGCGATGACCTCGGCGCGCTGCCCTGCGGTTGGCGGGACGTACATGCCAAAGCGCCCGACGCTGCCGCCGTTCACTGCTGCGTTGGTTGAGTCTGCGGAGGCGAATGGGAGGCGAGAGAAGATTGCAGGGTCAAGCATTCGCAATCCGTGAAGCCGACACGCTGGCCGACCCTGATCGTCGCAGATTGCGTTCATGGCATCGCCGATCCGCTTCCACCATGAATCTGTGCCAGGGCTTGCCCATTGTCCTGAGCTGCCAAGTGCCACAGTTCGCCATTTCTCCGCTAGCCGTTGCAGACGCTCGATTGATTCGTGCAAGTGCCAAACAGGAACGCCCGGCAGGTGGCTGGGCCATTCTTCGAGAAGCCGGTCATTTGCCGCCTCGTCTCCGTCGATCACGTCAGGGATCAGCGCCCAATCAAAACCAGGGTGTCGATGCCATTCATCCACCCATTGCACATAGCCTTCGACGTCGAGCTGGCCGCCCTGCTTCCATACCGTGAAGGCGCCGTTATCGAACACGAAGGATTGGCACACGTCGGCAACGATGCCCATGTCATCGCGTCGCGGGAATGGGACAAGCGCGTGCCGGCCAGCCAGGAAGCGCGCCCCGTCCTGCCTGTTGCCGCCTATTGGGGTGCCGTGGTAATGGATCATGCCAAAGCCCTCCGTTGCGACAGCAGCCACGACCAGACCCCGCCGCCGATAACCTTCGCCAAAAACTGGCCGAGCACGATGTGGGGCATCAGCGCGCCGAACGCGATGAGCGGAAATATTGTGGAGTCAATGGCCGCAGCAGCGGTGTTGCTTGCGTTCGACTTGATCGGCCAAGGCTTGCGCATCAGCGCCTGGTACACCGCGCCGTCTCCAAGAGACGCGAGGACGAACGAAACGCTGGAAGCGATCGCGATAGTGCCGCCAGCTGGGTTAATTGCGTAGCTGATGACGCCGGCAAGGACTGCCAAGCCGGTGACGCGCAGCAGCCCGATACGCTCGTGCAGATGATCACGCAGAACAAAGTCAAGGCCGATCAGCAGAAAGGAATTAACGATCGACCACCACGGGCCAAAGACAAAGACGAGAAAGTTCGCCGCGCAAAGGGCTAGTACGTAAACCGCACTGGCAAAAGCCATAAGCTCTCCAAGCCGCGTCCTGCGCAGCGATCAGTTATGTGTGGAGTTGCCCGGATGGGCGATGGAATGAATGCCTGCTACCGATTCCCCGGCAGGCGCGCGGCAGGAGTTGTCTTCCGTGACGCCGGATCGGCTCCAGCTGATGGTCATGGCGCTACCAGCACCGCGCGCCGTACGGTTATCGCAGACCTTGGGGTCTGGCCTGGCTGGCTCAGGCGGGGTTCAGCCTTTCCAATTCCTTCTCCACCAATCCCACATGTACAGCGCTGCGAGGATGGCGCATAGGATCAGGACTTCGGGGCCGGTTAGCATGGCGTGCCGCGGGCCTTGGCGATGGCTGCGCGGGCTTTCAGGGAGGCTTGTTCGTATCGGATCAGCGGTGGGCACTCTTCAAGAAACGTGTGACGGTCCTGCTTCTCGTGGTGGAACATTTCGCAGCTGGCGGCTGGAGCTGACTGGTTTAGTAGCTCCAAAGCCTCAAGCAAGTCAGGCGCGGCGGCGATCAGGCGGGCGTCGGCTTCGGCGTTGCCATGCTTGACCTTGCCCCCTCCAGGCATAATCACGAGGTTGCCGACATTGGCGATGCAGTACGCATCATCGGCGCGCTCGACGACCCACGGCCCCGGCGTATATCCGTTGCTCATACTCTCTCTCCATTCTGTTAATCCCCGCTGCAGCCTGTAGCCAAGATGCGGGGGCGGGGTGGTTACCAGGCGCCGAACCAGATGCCGATGCCGTGAACGATGGCGACCGGGAAGAAGATGGCGCCGCCGATCAGGAAGCCCCATTGCTCTTCGGTGAAGCAGCGGACCAGGTGAGTGATCCAGGCGGCAGGGCCGGTGATCACTAGCGCGATGAAGAAGATCGCTGCCAGCATGTTGTCTCTTACTTGGTAAGCCTTTGCCTTCATGGTGTTGCTCCGTTCGTGTTGTGATTCATCAAGCCGCCAACTGCGCCTCTTCCATCCGCTGCGCTCTCACTACCACCTGAGAGCGTGAGGTGTCGCGGCGCTCGGTTGATTCCCAATGGCCACTCTTGCGAATGTCCTGAAATCGACTCAGGCATTACTTGATGCCGCGCTTTGCGTAGAAGTAATCGGTAGAGGTGATGACCGCACCGCCAAGCCTGCACCTTAGAACTGGAAGGGTCGAATGCTCCGGGCAGTGCGCGAGCTCGCATCCGATCTCGTCAGGATCTGCATCGGTCATACATTCGTGCGTAGGCCACTTTTCAAAGTTGGCAACCGCCCAGGCGGCTATCTCCCTGTGACGTTTGTTCATCACTCGTCACCGAAAAGCATGTCGCTCTTGATCGCGCACAGCTGCTCAAGGGTGCTTTCGTCGCCCATCTTTGCGGCTGCTGCCTGCATCATGTTCAGTGCTTCAAGAATGCGAATTCCCTTCGATGAGGCTGCTTCAACAACGTCTTGGCGGGTGATTTTGCGGTTCATCGTGCATCTCCTTGGTTTGGGTCTTGCTGCTTTCCAATGCACCCTGTCGCCAAGGTGCATCAGGAAACTCTTTCGCTCGTCTCGTGCGCTTCGTGCCCGCTGCTGATTGCAGGCCGTAAGACTTCGTTTGGTTGGCGGTGGGCTTCCCTCGCACGCGCCTCGATCAGCGTTGGCGCGTGGTCGCTGGGTATATACAACCTGCTGCGTACAGCCCTGGTGCCGGTTGAGTTAGGCACACAGCAGGAGGTCCGGCGCTTCTCATAGCCGAGGCTCGGAGCGCTAATTCGATTCGGTGTTTCTGGCCTCCGTTACTTGCCACGGTGGGCTTGGCTGATAATTCGGAAATCCCGAATTACCCATCTCCGCTGCGATTCCTTGTCTGAGTCGTCTCTTTCCCGTTGCCGCAACTGGCGTCGCACCGGGTGACATTTCGCAACTTCGCGTGGCTGCATGTGGAGCCACGGCCAGTTCCAGAGCTGGCATGGGGCGGGGAATTTGTTGAGCGCGATGTATGCCGAAGCAGACCCCGCCGCGCTGATCTCAATTTGTTAAAGAGCTTTAGGCCGTAGCCAGGGCATCTCTGCCGTTCGGCGCGGTGTTCTGCGCTTCGATGGATGTAATTTAAGCATGCTGAATTTATCGGTCAAGTCTTTTTTTAAGTTTGCTGAAATTTTTGGGCAACAAAAAGCCCGCAGAGGGCGGGCTAGGGTGTCAGTGTTCTGATCCGGTCCAGATGACGTGGACGCTTCCGTCTGGTCGTCGTCGCATGGTCACGTTGTCGGCCTCCTCGATCTCTTCAAGAAGGCGCTCCCAGTCATCCGGGCGATCATCCGGGCCCGGCCTCAGATTGGCCTGCCGCTCGCGCTGCGCTGTTGGCGCCGCCAGCGCTAGATTCACCCGACGCACCAAGCGGCTATAGGTCGATGCCTGGCAGTGGTGCGTGATGGCGTGAGGTTGCATCCGATTCATTGTGGCCCTCATTACTACTGGATATCCACACAGTAATTGTGAGGGTTTCACCGGGCAAGAGGAAACATGGTGGCCGGTTGCCACATGTAAAGAAGTGGCTCAGACCTAAGTAGGAGAGGGGTGCGGCAGATACAAAAAGCCCCGCGTGGTGCGGGGCTAGGTCAGGCGGCGAGGGCTGCCGCCAGGTGTTGCGGGCCGGTGTAGATGATTACGGAGGCTGCGTCGGCGAGAGCTGTCGCCGCTTTTCGGCTGTCATCTTCATCGCCGGGCTCCAAGATGACGTGCCGTGCAGTGTCCTCATGAGCATTCTTGATATCCAGCATTTTCCCTACCGCGCGATAGACAAGACTCCAGTCCACCTTGCCATCCTTATTTGAAACGGTCTGGATCAGCGTCGTCTTCCCGCCCTCGACCTCAATAGCGAAGGGAAGGGTTAGCTGGTGGCCGCTAGCTCCAATGATCTTGTAGTCAGTCTTCAGAGTCTTTGGGTATGCCTTCTTCAGTGCTGAGCCGACAACCTGGTCGAATCGCGACATTGGCGAGGGGCGCATCTTGTTACAGGCGAATCCCACATACTCGGCAGCCTCAATGAAGCGGGCGAGGTAGAAGCCGAGCTGGCTTTCCGGGCAGGCCTTGAAGATTTCGCCCTGGTCGGACAGCTCCATTCCGCTGGACGCGACCAGCTCGGCCATCTTTCGCCCTCGCTCAGCCGTTGGCTTTACGCCATGAGTCATGGCCACGAAAAGCGTGTCGGCATTGTCGCTTATGCGCACATGCCCATTGCCAATATCTTGGATATACGCGCCGATCAGGTTGCCGTCGAAGGGGAGAGTGAGAGGGGATTCGAGGTAGAACAGCCCATCAGCCACAGGCTTGCACTTGAATCCAAGCTGGGCGCCGATCAGTGTGCAGTTCATACGTTCAATCCCATTTGGCCGAATTCCGGCAGCTCAAAGCGCGGAGCGTTGGTGATGTTTGCCTTGGTCAAGAATAGCTCCCACATAGCCTGGACGGTAGTGCCGCTCAGAGGTTCTGCGTAGCCATAGGACGCTTCCGGGATGGGGATATGCAGGTGCGGGTGATCGGCCGCCTTTTGATAAAACGGCAATCCAACTCCGACCTTGTTCATGTGCGAGCTTGGGCCATTGTCGTCGATGGCTATGATGCGCGCCTTGTTCACAATGAACGTGATCGATAAGGTGTCGCGGACCCCGGGCACAGGGCTCTTCTTGTAGTACAGCTCGACGAACCAGTCTTCTGCGAACTTGGTTTGCTCGATATCCAGCGCCAGCGATGTCCGGAAGCTGTACGGCGAAGGCAGCTTCTTTGTCGCGGGTTTTTTCCAAGCAAGAGCGGCCCTGGACGGCCAAACCTTTAGCGCATCTATGGCCTGCCTGGCCTCTTCGTAGGGGATGGTTCTCTGCTTTGCCATACCAGATTTGCTTCCCTGCGCTGTGGTTACACCCTAACCTTGCTCGGCGCCACGATATGTCCGACGTAGTGCATTTGCTCGATCTGATCCATTGGAATTGTGCGCCGGCCGAACTGCTCGTTCACCGATTGCACTACGACCTCCTCGTCAGTCGCCTGCAGCAGCTCCTTGAGCATGCACTCGCCGTCATGCAGTCGGATCATCACGTATTCGAGCGGAACGAGGCGGTGGTTCGGCTCAACGACTGCGATCCATCCTGAGCGGATAGCAGGGGCCATTGAGTCCCCCTTGAGGCGCAGGGCGTAGGCGCCAGGATCGCGGGAGGGCACTTCGACAATGCCGTCCGCCTCATCCAGCGCATACCAGTAACCCTCTGTGCCCATCTGCGCGGTGCCCACGATCTGAATCTCGCGATAAGGGCTCAGGATGTCAGGCCCGACCTCAACATTGCTCTCGATGCGCTCCGGGCCTTCCTCGATGGCCAGCCATTGCGCACTGAAGCCGGTGGCTTTCGCCAGGGCGAACAAGTTCTCCGGCTTGAGGCTTTTGCTTTCACCTGACAGCCACTGAGTTACGGCGGAGTTCGCAACGTTGCACTGCGCAGCGATCTCGCCTTTCTTGAGCCCGCTGACCTGGATGGCGCGGGCAATTCGTTCGTGTCGTTCCATAACACACATGTTAAGCATCCTGAATTTAAGCATGCACTCCGCTTAGGTATTTGCTTGACCTCGTTATTTAAGCATGCTGAAATAACGGCACGCTAACCCGAGGTCGAGCAATGAAGACTCAAGACGTGGCCGATTTCTTCGGCAGCAAGAAGAAGCTAGCGGACGCCCTCGGTATCCGCCCCAGCGCAGTAACCATGTGGGGAGAGACGGTTCCCGAGTCTCGCCAGTACCAAATTCAGGTCCTGTCCCGCGGAAAGTTCAAGGCGGTTCGCAAGGCTCCAGTAGCTGCATAAGCGACATCCCTGTCAGTGGTTTCCATGAATCCAGTATTGCCCGACCAACGGTAGGGCGCCACGGAAAGAGACAAGAGGTTTTACGAGATGGAAGATTTTTTGAGAGCTGCCCAATCCGCGGTGCTGGACCACGAAGCCAAGAGCCTGGCAGCCAAGATGGGCGTTCCGCATGTGAGCCTGCTTCAGCGCGCAAACCCGGACAACGATGCCCATCACCTGACCATTGAGCACTTGTTCGGAATCCTGCTCCACACCGGCGACATGCGCCCATTGGAAGCGCTGGCTGAAGCGTTCGGCTTTGAGCTGGTAGCCAAGGAGCAGCCCAAGGCGCGCGACCTGTCCGCCGCGATGCTCCACGTGACCAAAGAATTCGCAGACGTCGCTCGCTCCGTGAGCGATGCGATGGATGACGGCCGTATCTCCCAGCACGAGCGTGCACAGATCAGCCGCGAGATCAACGAAGCCCGCCACAGCCTCGACGTCATGGCGGCTTCGGTAAAGGTCGCCTGACAGACAGGCACAAAAAAGCCACCGGGCAAGGGTGGCTTCTTCAACAGCAACAACACGAGAAGGAATGTAGCACATGAATTACGGATTTATCTACTGCCTCGGAAATCCAGCGATGCCGGGCATCTTCAAGATCGGTATGACCGAGCGCGCACCGGCCCAGCGCTGCCTTGAGCTGTCCGGCTCGACCAGCGCGCCCTTTCCGTTCGACATCCTTTGCTTTGGCCAGGTTGAAGAGCCGCGGAGCACTGAGGCTGAAATTCACGCTGCGTTTGCAGCCGTTCGGGTTAACGAGTGCCGAGAGTTTTTCAGGGGGCCGTACTCCGACATCCGCGATGTGATCAAGAGCTACAGCGAAGGGTTTGCGGAGACGAACTATGGCGGTGAAGCGCTTCAGCGCGAAGACCTGATGTCGGCCTTCCTCCTCCACGAAGACATTGAGCAAAAGGCTATGGCCCTCATTGAGGCCGCCCGCTTTGAGGGGATCACCTTCTACCGCGACGGAAACGAGCTGCGCATGACCGGTCTGCTGCTTCCTTCCTCATGGATATCTGGCGCAGTGCACATGCTTCGTCGCCAGCTGGTGAGCCTCGTCCCCGAGAAAAAGCAGAGTCATCTGGCGGTCGTCGCTGCAAAAGTTTCTGCAGAGGAGATCGACTGGTGAGCACAATCATTATGACCCAGTGCTGGCCTCTGCAGGGCATGTCCGCTGCGCAGAAGGCGGTCCTTATCTCCCTGGCTGACAACGCGAACGACGAGGGTGTGTGCTGGCCTGCCATCGGCACCATCGTCAAGCGTACCTGCCTGTCTGAGCGCGCTGTACGCAACGCTATTCGCTGGCTGGAAGACTCCAAGGTCATCGCCAGTCATCAGCGTCATGGCCGCTCCACCTGGTACACCGTTACCCCGGCATCTTATGCCCCCGGCACCTCGTGCCCCCCGGCACCAGATGCCGCCCCACCCCGGCATGACGTGCCCCCCACCCCGGCACCAGATGCCCCCAGAACCGTAACTGAACCGTCAGTTGAACCGCAAAAAGGTGCTAGCGCACCTGCTGGCAAGTCGCAGCGCAAGGTTTCGGTTCCAGTGCAAGCGATCGTAGACCTGTTCAACGAGACGCTGCCCGAGCTGCCAACCGTCGTCCTGATCAACAAGGGCCGTCAGGCCACTGTGAAAGCCCGCTGGAACGACAGCGAGGTTCACCAGGATCTGGACTTCTGGCGCGACTTCTTCGAATCGGTCCGTGCCAGCGACTTCCTGATGGGCAAGACCCAAGGCCGTGATGGCAAGCCTTTCCGCTGCAGCTTCGATTGGCTGCTGTGCCCGTCCAACTTCGTGAAGGTCGTCGAGGGTAACTACCATGCATGATCCCTACAGCCTCGAAGCCGAGCAGGGCGTCCTTGGCGCGATGATGATCCGCCCCGAGCTGATCGACACCCTGAGCGATGGCCTGACCCCGAGCGACTTCTACTTCGCCGACAACGAGGAAGTGTTCCGCGCAATCCTTGAGATGCACGGCAAGGGACAAGGCGTCGACTACATGACCGTCGCCGAGCACATTGGCACCCTGCAGAGCGGCGATTTCGCCCTGGGTTACACGGCCACCCTGCACAAGAACACCCCGAGCGTCGCCAACGCTGCGACCTATGCCCGTATCGTCGCAGACCGCGCCACTGAGCGAGCCCTAATGACCTGCGGCGAGCGTATCCACGAGATCGCGTGCAGCGATCAGGATGTGGTCGACAAGGTTGCTGCCGCCCAAGCAGAGGCGATGGCCATTCAGACCGGCGTCGGTGATGACGAAGTGGTCATGGCCGCCGACATTTTCGGCGAGCAGGTCGAGGTCTGGCAGGAGCGCCAAGACCGCCATGCCCGAGGCGAGACGCTCATCGGCCTTTCGACTGGCCTTGACGACCTGGACGAAGCAACCGGCGGCTTGCAGCCGGAGCAACTGATCATCGTTGCCGGCCGGCCAGCGATGGGGAAGACCACGCTTGCCATGGGTTTCGCTGCTAGCGCCGCGATCCGTCAAGGCAAGTCGGTCCTTGTCTTCAGCCTGGAGATGAGCAAGGGACAGCTGATCGATCGCCTGACCGCTGCGGAAGGTAAGGTCCCGCTGAAGCTGATCAAGAACGGCACCGCCGCGTTTGACCATGGCGCTGAGATGCTGTCGGCAGGCGCAGCTATCAAGCGGGCTCGCCTCGGCATCGCTGATCGAGCCGGCGTGACCATGAATCGCATTCGCGCAATCGCGCGCAAGCACAAGATGAGACGCGGTCTCGACCTGATCGTGATCGACTACCTGCAGCTGCTTGACGGCAACGGCGGCAGCGGCAACCGCACCGAGGAAGTCAGCGCAATGAGCCGCGGCGCCAAGCTGCTCGCTCGTGAGCTGAAGATCCCAGTCGTGATGCTCTCCCAGCTCTCTCGCAAATGCGAAGAGCGCCCGAACAAGCGGCCGATTCCGGCTGACCTGCGCGAGTCCGGCGCCATCGAGCAAGACGCCGATGTGATCCTCTTCGTCTACCGCGACGAGGTTTACAACGAGAACAGCGAATACAAGGGCGTCGCCGAAATCATCATCGGCAAGGGCCGGGACATCGAGACCGGCACCGTCCGCGCCGCGTTCCGTGGAGACATCAACCGCTTCGACAACCTGGCCGCCGGCTGGCAAGAGCCAGAAGACCGCCCGACCAAGCCCGCCAAGGTCGCAAGCCTTGCTGGCCGCTACGGGAGGTCCGCATGAAGCACATCAACGAACTGCTCGAACAGTGCCTTGACCGCATGGAAGGGCAGCAAGAGTCGGCGATGAACCGCATGCGTGTTCGTCAGCTGCTAGCCAAGGTCCGCGCCAAGCGTGCCGAGCGCCGGAGGGCCGCCGCATGACCGCCCTCCAGCAGCACGCCATCCAGCTCCTGCAGCGCCAGGGCTACCAGATACGACACACAACCGGGGCAGGCATAGGCCTATCCCGCGGCAATGACCATCGCGTCGTGGATGAGCACGGCAAACAGATTCGCGGAGTGGGAGCACGGAAATGACCGATTACATGGAGATGAAAGAAGCCTACGAGCAGGCCCGCACAGCTCCCGATCCAGCCGACAAGGCCAGCGCTCAACAGATGCTTAGCGAGATGCACGGCGTTGCTGCTGTGCGGGAGCGGCTGCAGGGGCAGGGCGCAGAGGAATGCGAGGAGTGCGGCATTGAGATTCCCGAGGCGCGCCGTCGTGCTGCGCCGTGGGCGGTATGCTGCGTGGACTGCCAGGGCCTGCGGGAGCGTCGCCATGGCTGACCTTATGCTCCGCTCCGACATGGACCGCCAGCGCCTGATCAGCTTCCTGCAGGGCTTGGACCTCTCCAAGCCTCGCAAGGTGGCTATCACCGAAGTGCGCAGCAAGCGCTCTGACGCCCAAAACCGTCTGCTCTGGCAGTGGAACGGCCTGATCCAGCAGCACCTTCGCGAGTCGTTCGGGCAGATCGCCAGCGCTGAGGAATGGCACGAAATACTGGTCAGCAAGCTATGGCCGTCAGAGGTGCACCCGGTGGAACTGCCTGACGGCACCCGGTACCGAGTCGGCCGCGCCAAGACACGAGCCTTCACGATCCAGCAGATGACCACTTACCTCGAGCTGCTTGACGCCTACTGCGCCGAGCACCTGGGCCTGCTGCTGCCGCACCCGGAAGACCTGATGTACGCCATCTATGGCGAGCGGAGGGCAGCATGACCCGCATTGTTTCCAAGAAGCTCCGCGACAGCGCCAAGGGCCAGAGCTGCACCCTTCGCCTTCCAGGCTGCGGCCACGATGACGGGACGGTGGTGCTGGCTCACATCCCGTGCGGCCACAAGGGTGTAGGCATGAAGGGTCCGGATGTCATCGCCTGCTTCGCCTGCGACCACTGCCACTCCGTGCTCGATGGCCGGCGCCGCGGCGAACTGACCGAGGGCGACCTTCTGCGCGCCCTGGCTGAAACACAACTGATCTGGTTCCGCGATGGGCTTCTGGCTGTGAAGGGGGCCGCATGAGCAAGACAGCCCAACGAAAGCGCGCCCTCTACGACCAAGGCTATGAGCACGGCCGCACAAACCATCACTTCTATTGGAAGCGCCATCCGTTCATGGATGTGTACAGCCGCGGCTACAGCGCCGGGCAGCAGGATCGGTGGAGCGCGGCAAAGAAGGTCCGTGACACCAGCGGCGCTCTGTTTGGCCCTGCCCTGTTTGCCGGTGTGCTGGTTGCAGGCGCAGTGCTGATAGCAGCAGTGAGCGCTGCCGCATGAAGACCTGCCCCGTAGACGCCACCCACAAGACAACGGCCTTCAGCAGCCGGCAGACCCTGTACTGCCACGACTGCCGCAAGGAACACCCATGGCCGCTAAAGCCAGGCCAGATACCCCTGATCGCAAACAACAGAGCAACGAGGAAGCCGCAATGAAAGCGCACGAGTTCCTAGGTAAAGCCCAAGCCCTGATGGAAGAGCGCGGCAAGCAGTACGACGCCCAGGATGGCGAGCGCTCCATGTGGCGCACCGTTGAGGCGTTCAACGCGATCACCGGCCGGAACCTTACTGAGGCAGAAGGCTGGTTGCTGCTGCAGATCCTGAAGGACGTTCGCCAGTGGCAGAACACCAGCTACCACGCCGACAGCGCCGAGGATTGCGTGGCCTATGCCGCGCTGAAGGCTGAGGCACTGAGCGGGCTGGCCAGCGCATGAAGCTCTCGCGAATCGACGTGATAGGACAGAACGGCAATGACGGCGAGCACTACGACGGCGTTGGCCGGGAATGGCTCATTCAATCTGGCCTCATTGCCAGCAGCGGAGCGGATGAAGATCGAGGCGCAGAAGCACGGCTATCTGATCCTGCACAAGCTCAAGGGGATGACCGGGCCAGCACGGCAGGCGAGGGGGCGCGAACTGATGGATCGTGTGCCCGAAACTGTGCGGCCTGCGGTTGCCGAGTGGATAAAGGCGAGGGCAGGTAGATGACAGCCGCCAGACGCATGCAAGCCCTGGGGCGCCTCCCAGTCGGCCAGCTCAACAAGACCGAGGAGGCGTACCGCCAGCACCTAGAGGTCCGCAAGTTCGCCGGCGAGATCGCTTGGTACCGCTTCGAGGGAATCAAGCTGCGCCTGGCTGACAAAACGTTCTACACGCCGGATTTTGCAGTGATGTTGGCGAACGGCGTGCTGCAGCTACACGAAGTTAAAGGGTTCTGGACCGATGACGCGCGAGTGAAAACCAAAGTCGCCGCCGACCAATACCCGATCCAGATCATCGCCGTAACCGCCAAGACCAAAAAGGCGGGCGGCGGCTGGGCAATTGAGGAGTTTTGAATGGCCAACACTGCAGGGGTGAAGTTGCAGCCCGGCGAGCGTTACTCGACGAAGTATCCAGGTTACATCCTGCGCGCTGACGGCTCGCTGAGAAAGCCGTTCGAGCGACGCGACAAGCAGAACAGGCAGCGCTGCGCCAATCGGTACTACGACGAGATGCCATGCTCCGTTTGCTCAGCTGAGCATCTGGTGGACCGGAACAACAAGAAGACACAGTCGCGATTTTTCTGCTCCGCAAAGTGCAGGGCTCAGGCTGTTGCCGCTCCAGATGGCTCGAAGAAGAACAAGCGTGGGCGCACAGAAGACAGCCACATTCTTGTGAAGTGCGGGAATCACCCAGCGGCCAAAAAGGGTTTTGTCCCTGAACATCGACTTGTAATGGAGTCGATGCTGGGCCGGTACCTGTCGCCCGAAGAGCGCGTTCACCACATCAACTGCATCAAGAGCGATAACCGGCCAGAGAACCTTGCTCTATGCAAGGACGATCGCGAGCACTTCCTCGCGCACGGCTCCCTGAATAAATGCGTTGAGGCCCTAATAGAGGCCGGAGTCCTGCTGTTCGATCGGGAGCAAATGCAATACAGGGTCAACGACGCAAGCCTTAAGGGCCAAGCGGTGGCCGACGCCATTTTGATCGCCCGATTTGGGGCTAAAGGGGAGGCAGCATGATCTACCAGAACGTGGTTTCCGCAGTAGTGCGCGCCCTGGCGTCCGAGGTCATCAACAGTGCGGGGGGCTGCGATTTTGAGCCTAAGGTTCAAGCAGCTCGGGTGCCGGGCGCGATCTGCGGCAAGGAAGAGGCATTTCTCACGGACTGTTGGGTACATGGCCGTCTCCACAAGGCGCTGCCAGTTGGTCTGTGGCTGGCTCTTGTGGCCAAGTACAGCACCCATCTGGAGCGCAAGCACGATGCAATGGTGGCGCTGGCCGGGGCTGTGAAGTCGCCGGCACCGGAGCGGTTCGTTCAGTGTGCAGTGGCTACATGGGCATTCCCGAAGCTGCCTGGAGTTGAAGGGAAGCGCAGCACGAGCGTATTGCCTGCCGCATGGTATGAGCTTGACCGTTGGGACGAAGACGGCCGTCCTCAGAAGACCCTGGAGCGGTGGCGGCGCGACATCCGCCGTGACTTGGAGCGCCAGGTGGATCAGGCGCTTGTCGAAGCGCATGAGATCCTTGCTCGAGAGGGGTTGATCCTGGGGGAGGCGGCGTAATGAGCCTGACGCAAGATCGCCTAAAGAAGCTACTGCGATACAGTCCCGTAGTTGGTGTTTTCGAAAAATTGATAGGCGGTGACAGGAAAAGCCGGCCTAGACGCTGGGTGCTTGCCGGAGGCGTCAGACGCGATACTGGATACATCATGATATCTGTCGACGGCAAAAGTTACGCAGCTCATCGGCTTGCGTGGCTCTACATGTACGGCGTGCTTCCGCAAGAGGAAATCGACCACATCGACGGGGACCGATCTAACAACGCCATCAACAACCTGCGGCTTGCCACTCGCTGCGAGAATATGTGGAACACGGCTTGCCATAAGAGAAATCGATCAGGAATCAAGGGCGTCAGCTGGGACAAGGCGCGCAGGATGTGGGTTGGCAGGATAAAAGCCGAAGGGAAGGTTGCATTCAATGCCTACTTTAAGACTCTTGAGGAGGCAGAGGCTGCAATGACTGAGGCGAGGGCCAGGATCCACGAGGAATTCGCGAATAACGGTATTCATGGCTATGTTGCTGAAGAACTACTTGACGCAGGTTGAACCACTGAGCCACTATATGTCCATCCTGTCGATCTTGCGCATTAAGGATTGACACACAACACATGAAGCCCCGGCACAGAGCAATCTGGTCGGGGCTTTTTCGTTTCGGGCGGAACCTGGCTGATAAAGGCCTCGCCATCCTGCGCCCACCCATTCGCACCGCATCGCGCAATAGAGTGCAGCGCCACGGCAGCTTAAGCGGCCTAACGTGCAATGCAGTGCAACCCTATTCCGGCCCCATGCCTGCCTCCTTGCCCCGAGCGGATCGCACGCGCATGTGAGGCCGGACCAAACACCAACGAGACTCCACTATGACCGACAGCCATGAGGGCAGGACAGTGCATGAGCGAGTCGGCGCCCTGGAGCAAGAGGCTGCCGTCACTCGGCATCGCCTAGACAGATTCGACCGGGACCACGCGCAGTCACCCAACCGCCTGACCAAGCTCGAGCAGCAGTTCGAGCACATGACCCGCCAGCTCACTGCAATCGGAGAGAGCCAGGATGAGGTATCAGGGAAGGTGGACACGTTGAGCAACAAGCTCACCTATGGGATCGGTGCCGGTGTGGTGCTGGTAGCCGTTTTCGACAAGCTGTGGCCGTTCGTGGCCAAGGGTTTCGGCTCATGAACCTGATCCCCGAATGGCGCAAGTGCTGGCGTCTGACCAGTGTGCAGCTCGCCATTCTCACCGCAGTGCTCAACGCAGCAGCCGGTGCATGGGTAGCGTTCGAAGGCCACATCAGCCCAGTCGCATGGGCCAGCGTGAACATGATCCTCGGCGTGGCAATGGCTATCGCTCGGGTGGTGTCGCAGCCGAAGGTGACTGGAGAGCAGCAATGAAGCAGCAGCCTCCATGGATACACAGGTTCGATGACGGCCGCGGTGTCCGCAAGGTCTTCCTCGATGGGGAAGAGATCAAGATGGCTGTTTTCGCCGACCAGCAGCGCGGCATTGTGGATCGCTATCGCCAGCCGCTCACTATCGACAAGCGCAGCCAGTCGTTGATCACTGAGCGCCTGCATGGCTGCGTGGAGGTTGTATGGCCAGAGTGCAGCTAGTAGCCGTAGTCAAGATTCGCTGGTGGCTGCGCCTGTATCTCGTCGGAGTGGTTGCGGCCTCTCGCATCGCTGGACTTGACCCGGATTGGCAAAAGGTCAGTCAGTGGATTCGGCGCGGCACAGTGATTCGCTTCAAGGCGGCACAGTGAAACGCCTCCACGCCATCCTACTGCTACTCCGCATCGCCGCCTGTGTCGCTGTGATGATCGGGAAAGAGGTGTGGCTGGCAGCGAGAGCAGCGTGGAAAGAGAGCCGGAATGATCACTATCAAGGCGCCCGACGCAAAGCTCGCCCAAGAGCAGCTCGATAAGTTCGCAAAGCAGATCCCGTTCGCCACTGCGCTGACCCTGACCAATGTGGCCAAGCTGGTACAGAAGGGCGAAGTCTCGGTGATGACCAAGCGCTTCGACCGACCGACCAAGACCACGCTCAACAGCGTATTCGTAAAGCCCGCACTGAAGACCAGATTGCAATCCAAGGTTTGGCTCAAGGATGCGTGGGCGTCTGGAATCCCTGCTGACAAGTATCTGCAGGCTCAGGTGTACGGCGGGACACGCTCACGCAAGCGCTTCGAGAAGGCGCTGATACGTAGAGGCCTGATGCGCCCTGACCAGTACGCCATGCCGAACAAGGCGTTCTTCGATCAGTACGGGAACATCAAAGGCCAGCTGGCCATGAAGATCCTGTCAGGCCTAGGGGCTGCAGAGTCGACTTCTGGATCACAGCACAACGCGAGCAACAGTAAGCGCAGTCTAAGGAAAGGCAACGCTGACCGTTACTTCGTTGGAGAGGTGGACGGTGAGGCTGGTGTGTGGGAGCGAAAGAAGATCGGGAGGGAGATAGGCGTTAGGCCTGTGTTTATCTTCACCGATGCAGCTCCCAGGTACAGGGTGCGAGTCCCGTTCTTCAAGATCGCAGACAACATCATCAAGGCGAACTTCGATAAGGAGTTCGTGAAGGCATTCGAGCGGGCTGTGTCGACTGCGAGGTGATGCACCGATGTGGTGCGAAATTGTAAATCTATAAAATCTTATTTTTTTAAGAACGAAAACAGGTGGAGGGCTCTAGGCCCACCCCCATTGGGTCCTCCTGGGCACCCCGGGCCTTGCGGGTAATTCGCGCCCCGCCTTTTCGCTTCATACGAACTTTTTCCAGCTGGACCGCTTCCGGTTCCGGGACGAACACGCATGGCCACTCAAATCGAAGTCGCACAGCACCTCGATATCAGTGACCGGCAGGTGCGAAATCTACTGACAGATGGCGTTCTGCCTAGCTCTAAGGGCGCTGGCGGTTTGGATATTGACGCCTGTCGCTTGGCGTACATCAGGTATTTGCGCGGGATCGGGAATGGCCAAGTCCGACCGGAACCGCCAGCCGATGAAGACGGCGACGACAAGGACACTGCCAAGCGCCTAGAGCAAGAACGCCTGCGACTGACTGCAGCCCAGGCCGAAGGGCAAGAACTGAAGAACGACATCACCAAACGGAAGTCGGTCCCTACCGAATTTGCCACCTTCGTGCTGTCGCGCCTGGCCGCTGAAATCGGGTCACTGCTCGACACGCTGCCGCTGACACTCAAACGCCGCCATCCAGACCTAGAGGTCCGGCACATCGAATCGGTCCAGCGCGAGCTGGCCAAGGCACGCAACCGGGCGGCGACCCTAGATGACCGCCTGCCTGGATTGCTCAATGAATATCTCGACACCGCAGATCAGTGAGCTGGCCGGGGCCGTGCGCCTCGGTCTGGTTCCGTTGTCGCGCCCGGTGCCGATGACGCCCGTTGAATGGGCGGATGAGAATTTCTATCTCTCCAGCGAGTCGTCCTATCAGGAAGGCCGCTGGGAGACGCTGCCGTTTCAGGTTGCCATCCTTAACGCGATGGGCAACGACGAGATCCGCACCGTCAACGTGATCAAGTCGGCCCGTGTTGGCTACTCGAAGATGCTGCTCGCTGCGTCGGCCTACCAGATCGAGCACAAGCGCCGGAACATCCTGTTGCTGCTGCCGACCGATGGCGCCGCGGCCGGGTTCATGAAGGCCCACGTCGAGACGATGATCCGCGACGTGCCGAGCATCTACGCGCTTGCGCCTTGGTACGGCAAGAAGCACCGCGACAACACGCTGGACACCAAGCGCTTCAGCCACAGCAAGCAGCTCTGGTGCCTTGGCGGAGCCGCGGCGAAGAACTACCGCGAGAAGTCGGTCGACACCATCATCTATGACGAGCTGGCCGCATTCGAGCCGGACGTCGAGAAGGAAGGTAGTCCGACATTCCTTGGTGACAAGCGGATTGAGGGCTCGACCTTCCCGAAGTCCATCCGAGGCAGCACCCCAAAGATCAAAGGCACCTGCCAGATAGAGGCGGCGGCGAGCGAATCGCCCCACTTGTTCCGGCTGCATGTGCTGTGCCCTCACTGCCAGGCTGAGCAATTCCTGAAGTGGGGCGGCAAGGACTGCGCGTTCGGCATCAAGTGGGACGCAGGTAGCCCGGGCAACGCCTGGTACGTCTGCGAACACAACGCCTGCATGGTCCAGCAGCACGAAATGCAGGAGCAGCATGCCAAGGGGCGCTGGATCTGCGAGAAAACCGGCATCTGGACACGCGACGGGCTGGACTATTTCAGCGCCGACGGCGAGGTCATTCCGACGCCTGACTCAGTCACCTTCCACATCTGGACGGCATACAGCCCGTTCACGACGTGGGGGCGCATCGTTCTGGACTTCTACAAGGCCAAGGACGACCGAAACAAGCTGAAAACCTTCGTCAACACCACCCTGGGCGAAACCTGGGAGGAGGACGAAGGCGAGAAGGTCGAATGGGAACACCTATATGCCCGCCGCGAGGTGTGGGAGGTGCTGCCCGAGCGCGCTGTGATCCTCGTCGGCTTCATCGATACACAAGATGACCGCTACGAAGGTCGCGTGTGGGCTTACGGGCCTGGCGAGGAGTCCTGGCTTGTTGACCGCTGGATTCTCAATGGTGACCCGGCCAGTGAGGAGCTACGCCGCAAGGTTGGACTCCGGCTGCATGACACCTACCGGCGCGCCGACGGCAACGTCCTCCGCGTCGCGCTGTGGGGCTGGGACTCCGGCGGGCACTACACCGATGAGGTGTACGCCGAAAGCCGCAAGCACGGCATCATGTGGGTCATCCCGACCAAGGGCCACAGCATCTACGGCAAGCCGATTGCGGACTTCCCGAAGACGAAACACAAGTCAGGCACCTACCTGACCATGATCGGCACCGACAACGCCAAAGAAACGATCTACAGCCGCCTGCGCATACAGCCGCAGCCCGGCGCCGCGGTTCCAGGCTGCATCCACCTGCCGGCAAACGACGAGATCTGCGACGAGGACGAGCTGAAGCAGCTCACCGCCGAGCGCAAGGTGATGAAAGTCGTCAAGGGTAAGCGAATGCACATGTGGGACGCGAAAGGCCGGCGCAACGAAGCGCTGGACTGCTGCGTCGGCGCCCTGGCCATGCTTCGCGTGGCTCAACAGCGCTTCGGCGTCGATCTATCCATAACCCATCAGCCAACCCAGCGGGCCAGACCGACTCGCGGGGTTCGCAGCACAGTCAACTGAGGCCCAACATGACCGAAGCCGAAAAGCGGCTCGCAGAAGTGCGGGCCGCGATCAGCCGCATCCTGAACAACGGCCAAATGGTTCGAAAGGGTGACCGCTCGGTGCAGTACGCCGAACTGTCTGCCCTGCAGAAGCAGGAAGCCCAGCTGCAGCAGCAAATCAACGCCGCCAAGCGCGGACGCAATCGCATCTCCTACATGAGCATCTGACCATGGGCATTTTCACGAAATCGCCCGAAGAGAAGCTGCTCGCGCAGGCGGTCAAGCTGGCGACCCAGCAGGGCAAGGCGATGGTGCAGGGTGGCGGCGGCGGCGTGGAAACGCGCTGGCGTGGTGCATCCCGCGTACTGCGCAGCATGTCGAGCTGGATCCCGGCGCTAGGCAGTCCGCGACGCGACTTGTCATCGCCGGAGCGCAAGACGCTGGTTGCCCGTTCACGTGATGCGATGCGCAACCACCTGATTGCTCGTGCTGCTGTTGTGCGCAACCGGACCAGCGTTGTCGGGACTGGGCTTATCTGCCGGCCGCAAGTCGATTGGGAAGCGCTGGGCATTACCGAAGAGGCTGGCGAGCAGCTGAATGCCGCGCTTGAGCGTGAGTGGACGCTGTACGCAGAGAACCCGCTGGAGTGCGACGCCGAGGCGACGCTGAATCACTACCAGCTTCAGGCGCTGGCCCTGGTGTCTGCGCTGACTGGCGGCGACTGCTTTGCGACCACGCCGGACATTGATCGGCCGGGCACCGTCTACAGCACTCGCTTGCAGCTGATCGAAACCGACCGGGTGACCAACCCGAACAACAGCTCCGACACGGCAACGCTGATCGAAGGCGTCGAGATCGACGAATACGGTGCACCGGTAGCCTTTCACATCTGCAACGGCTACCCGAACGACCCTGTTCCTGGTCAGCGGCTTGAGTGGACCAGAGTCGAAGCCTTCGGCTCGCAAACAGGCCGTCGTCGTGTGCTGCAAATCTGGTGCGACAAGGACCGCCCCGGCCTGAAGCGCGGCGCGCCGTACCTGGCGCCAGTTCTTGAGCCTCTGCAGAAGCTTGAGCGCTACGCTAGCGCCGAGCTGATGGCAGCGATCATCTCCGCGATGTTCACCGTGTTCCTGAAGAAGGGCGAGGCGTTCGACAATAACGGCCTTGGCCTGTCGGCTCTGACCGATGGAGAAAGTACAGCGATCGATCAGCCGCCTGTCCAGTTGGGCGAGGGCGCCGTCGTGGACCTGGCGCCCGGCGAAGAGCCGATGATCGCCAACCCAGCCCGGCCGAATGCGCAGTTTGACCCGTTCTTCACCAGCGTCGTTAAAGAGATCGGCGCCGCGCTGGAGTTGCCAATGGAAGAGCTGATGCTCTACTACAGCAGCTCATACAGCGCAGCCCGTGCCGCCATGCTCCAAGCCTGGCGCGCATTCAACATGCGCCGCTGGTGGCTGGTGTGCGACTTCTGTCAGCCGTCCTACGAACTGCTTGTCGATGAGGCAGTCGCCCGCGGCAGGATCAAGGCGCCTGGCTACAGCGACCCGGCACGGCGTCGGGCCTATACCAGAGCCATCTGGATCGGGCCGGCCAAAGGCGCAATCGACGAGCTGAAGGAAGCCAAGGCGGCCCGCGAGCGGATCGACATCGGCGTCAGCAACGAAACCATCGAAGCGGCGGCCATGACCGGTGAGAACTGGCAGCAGATCTACCGTCAGCGCAAGCGCGAGATGGATCAGCGCAAGGCTGACGGCATGGTGCCGCAGGCAAACGGTGGCGCGCCGATGCCACTACCCGAAGAGGAAATCCCATGATCAAGGCTTTCGAGCTGGCGGCCGAGCGCCCCTGGCTGATCACTGAGTCGGCGCTTGATCAGCTGATGGCCATCGCTGACCGCATGGGCGACCCCGAGGCGCTGGAAACGCGCCTTGGCCGCCCGCTGGACAACAGCCAGTCTGCAGTCGTGCGTGATGGCGTCGCGATCATCCCGGTCACCGGCCCGATCTTCCGCTACGCGAACATGTTCACCCGCATCAGTGGCGCGACCAGTACCCAGGTGCTGGCCACCGACATTCAGGCGGCGCTGGATAACCCGCAGGTCCGAGGCATCGTGCTAAACGTCGACTCGCCTGGCGGGGAGGCCAACGGCATCAACGAGCTGTCCGACCTGATCTACGCTGCCCGTAGCAAAAAGCCGATCAAGGCCTACGTCGGCGGCATGGCTGCCAGCGGCGGCTACTGGATCGCCAGCGCGGCCAGTGAAGTGATCATCGATGACACTGGTATGGCCGGCAGCATCGGCGCCGTGGTCGAGATCAAGCTGGGCGACGACAAGGAAAGCGGCAAGCGCTACCAGATCGTCAGCCGAAACGCACCGAACAAGCGGCCCGACCTGTCCACCGAGGGTGGGCGCGCCAAGATCGCCGAAACAATCGACGCCCTGGGGGATGTGTTCGCCGCGAAGGTGGCACGCAACCTGGGCGTTGATCCTGAAGACGTGCCGGCCATGGGCGACCATGGCGGCATCAAGATGGGCGCCGCCGCCGTCGAGGCGGGTCTGGCCCACCGATTGGGCTCGCTTGAGTCCGTGATCGCTGACCTGGCCCGCCCGGCAGCAAACCAACAGAGGAAACCCTCCATGCAGGTTAAAACCACTGCGGAGCTGCGTGCTGCCATCGAGGCCGGCACCGACCCGCTTACCATCGAGATCGCCGAGCCGGTCATGTCCGAACCTGTCGACGTAGACGCCATCAAGGCTGAAGCGTCTCAGGCCGCAGTGACCGCCGAGCGTGAGCGCATCAAGGGCATCAACGCCCTGGCTGCAGTCGGCTTCGAAGAGGAAGTGCAGACTGCTATCGACACCGGCCTGAGCGTCGAGGCCACTGCGCTGAGCCTATACAAGGCATCGCAGGACCGCGGCGTAACGCTTGGTGCGATCAAGAGCGACGCCAAGTCCGCTGCAGCTGCCAGTCCGAAGGGCGGCGCCGAAAAACCCACCATCTCCGCAAAATCCATCTGGGCACAACGCCAAGGCCGAGGAGCGTAAAAAATGAGCTACGAAAAAGTAACCATGGGCGCCCGCGTCGGCGAATTCCTGCTGAGCGAGGCCAGTGGCGAGCGCTCCCGTGAAGAAGTCACCCTGGCCGCAACCACCGTTGCGCTGTCGGCCGGCACCGTTCTGGGCAAGGTCACCGCGACTGGCCACTACGCGCCGTACGATGGCGAGGCAACCAACGGCACCGAGACTGCTGCCGCGATTCTCTACGGCAACAAGCCGGTGTCCACCGAAGTGCAGCCAGCCGCTGTCGTCGTACGTGATGCCGAAGTCGTCGGCGAACTGCTGGTCGGCTCCGACGCCGCCGCCGAAGTCGAACTGCTCGCCCAGGGCATCGTCGTCCGCTAACCCAACCCCTGCTTTCCGAAGCCGCCCGAGAGGCGGTTTTTTCGTTTCTGGAGAACGAACATGCCCGATTTGAACGTATTCGAAGGCGATGCCTTTTCGACCATCAGCCTGACCAAGGCCATCAACACAGCGCCGGACGGCCAGAAAGTGCCGACCCTGATCGATTCCCTCTTCGAAGAAGAAGGCATCAGCACCACGGCTGTGTACATCGAGCGCGACAACGACAGCCTGTCCCTGGTCCCGGCCAAGGATCGCGGCGCGCCGGCTGACGTAACCGTCGGCAGCAAGCGCGACAAGATTCCGTTCCAGACTTTCCACCTGCCGACCCGCGGCAAGATCCTGGCTGACGAGGTGCAGAACATCCGCGCTTTCGGCTCGGAAACCGAGATGGAAAGCGTCGAAGCCATGGTGCAGAAGCACCTGATGAAGATGCGTAACCGCATCGACGCTACTATCCGCTTCCAGCGCGCTGGCGCAATCACCGGCAAGATCTACGACGCCGACGGCACCAAGGTGCTGCTGGACCTGCATGACCGCTTCGGCATCACGCAGAAGACCCAGGCCATGGCTCTCGGCACTGACACCACCAAGGTGCTGCAGAAGGTCACCGACGCCAAGCGCAAGTCCGAGGACAACATCGGCGACAGCGGCGTGATTACTGGCTGGATGGCCATCTGCGGTCGCGGCTTTTTCGATGCCTTTACCAACCACCCGGTTGTGGAAAAGGCGTTCGACCGCTTCAACGACGGCCAATTCCTGCGCGACGACAAGCGCATGTCCGGCTTCAGCTTCGGCGGCGTGATGTGGCAGGAGTTCTACGGCAAGGTCGGCAACATCGAGTTCGTCGGCGCGAATGAGGCCTACCTGGTTCCGCTGGGCGTCGATGGCCTGTTCGTCACCAACTTCGCCCCGGCTGACTACATGGAGACCGTCAACACCAACGGCCTGCCGTACTACGCCAGCCAGGAACTGCTGCCGCACAACAAGGGCGTTGACCTGGAAGCGCAGTCCAACCCGCTCAGCCTGTGCACCCGCCCGGGCGCAATCATCAAGCTGACCATCTGATGTTTGGCGCCGACATTGACAGCGCTGTCATGGCGGCGCTGAACGATGGCTGCGGTGACTACTTCGACGCCGCGGGGCAACTCGCGGCGCGGGGTATTCCGCTGATCGTGGATCACAACCTGGTGCAGAACGGCCCTGATGGGCTGTTTGTCAGCGACATGACCGGCATCACCTTCAGCAAGGCAGACCTGTGCAAGGTAAGCCGGGGCGGCGTGTTCGTCTTCGGCAAGCGGCGCTATCTGGTCGAAGAGCCGGTTTCTGACGACGGCCAGATGTGCACGATGGCCTGCATGGAGTCCCGATGAACATTCTCACCGAAGCGCGTCTGGCTCTTGTGGCCAGGCTGCAGACGATCACGGTTGCCAATGGCTACCGGACGAATGCGGGGCAGAACGTGAAAACGGGCTGGTTCAGCGAGGTGCTGGAGTCGGACTCGACGACATTCCCGCTGATCTGCTTGCAGAAGGCGAAAGGCGGAGATCCGGTCGAAGGGCCTGGCGTTATCCAGATGGCTCCCGGCTTCTACGTTATTGGCGCAGTCGATGCCGGCCTGGACGACTACGACGACGCGCTGGAAGACATCGAGCTTGACCTGATCCGCTGCCTAATCACGCCGAAGGGGCCACCAATCGAGTGGATGCCGCGCGGAACAACTGCCGTTTCCCTTTCCACGTCTGAGCACTTCCCGCCCGGCAACGGCGAAAGGGCGTCGAGCGTGATGCTCCCGATACAGCTGGCACTGAACATCCGGCCATAGCGCCAAACCCAACATCAAGCCCGCCATGAGCGGGTTTTTTTTCACCCGGAGAAAACTCGCATGGCCAACTACGCATACATGGGCAAGGGCATTGTCAGCCTGACGCCGGAGGCAGGCGGCCCCGCCGTCGACGTGGGCAACGTGTCCGCGCTCAACTTCAACATCAACGAGAACATCATCAAGCTGCCGAACTACCGGACGGCAGGCGGCGGCACCTATGCGCAGGTGAACCGTATCGAGTCGGTAGAGTTCACCGCCACGCTGCACGATCTGAGCCCGGAAAACCTGGCAATGGTCCTGTTCGGCACCGTGACCGAAGACACCGTCAACAACACGGCCACCATCGAGGCGCTAACTACTGGCGCGCAGACCTTCGAGATGGTCTTCAACGGCGTCAACGAGGCCGCCACCGGCAAGACCGTGACGGTAACCGTTCATCGCGCGAAGATCGGCGCCGCTCAAGGCCTCGGCTTCATCGGCGACGAGTTCGCTGCGCTGGAGATCACTGGCGAGGTACTGATCGACACCAGCATCGTTGGTGCCGGCCTGTCGCAATTCTTCAAGGTCGAGATGGACACCATCGCCTAAGCGCCCGAGTCCAAGCCCATCGGATCGGTGGGCTTTGGCGCGTGCGCCGGTGCGGCGCTCCATCTGAAAATCATATGAAAACCATATTAACTGCCGAATAACTCCTTGCTAGTGTTTCTGCTTGGGTCTATATTCCCTTTCAGCGCCGGTACTGGCGCCCACATGGAGGGGAGTGATGACGCAAAATATATCGATATCAACATTCGAAGACCTCGTGTTTGAGGTCGAGCAGGTTCGTATCGTTGTCCGAGGAAATCCACGGGATCTCGTTCAGGATTACGGATACGAGCGCAAAGCTGCAGGCAACACGTCCGTTACGGGCTGGCTAGAGACGCGGGTTTATCCGGCGCTCGAAGGCAAGTATTCCGTTGCGGTTGTTGATGGCAGCGGAGCGATACCGCACGGGAGAACTCATATGAGCAAGCTGCGCGGAAGCTACCTGGTCGAATAGCGGTAGGCAGAAACAAGGAAGCCCCAAGTGCTGGAACACCTGAGGCTTCGTACAACGTGAACACACTGGCAAGGATATTCACATGGACAAGTTTAACACAGCATCAGGCAATGTAATCCCGTTCAGCTTCGGAGCTCAGCCCGTCCGCGCTTTGTTGGATGACGATCAGCCATGGTTTTTCGCGAAGGACGTTTGTACCGCGCTGGCGCTGATGGACACGAACAAGGCTTTGATCGGGCTTGATGATGAAGAGAAGCGCGAACACGAACAGTATTCGGGTTCGGGAAGAAAGCCTGTTCTGATCAATGAGTCAGGTCTTTACTCGCTTATCCTTCGCAGCAGGAAAGCCGAAGCCAAGCGCTTCAAAAAGTGGGTGACCGCTGAAGTGCTCCCGGCCATCCGCAAGCACGGCCGTTACTCCGACGACAGCGGAAAGATGGCAACGCTGGTAAATGATGTGATCGGCGTCTCAGGCGCAAATCTTATCGGTGGAGTGATCAGTCAGAAGGTGTCGGTGCTCCCGGTGGGAGTTCAGCGCCAGGCCCGCCACCGGATGCACTCGGTTCTCCACACTCGCTTCAACGTGCCGCGCACCGAGCTGATCCCGGCCGAAAAGCTTGACGCAGCCTGCCAGTACATTGCGGCCTACGTGCTGGAGGGGGAATGGCTCGAAAGCAGCCAAGCGAAAGGCATGCAGTTGTCTGAGCGCGAAGTGCAGGCGCTCTACCTGATGATGAGCCACTACCACTTCGCCATGGAGTGGGCGATGAAGTCTGGAATCTACGCCATCGCGCGCATGACGGACTCAAGGCCGCTGTCAAACTTCAATGAGCACTTTTCAGAGATTGGCATGGGCTTCCGCACCCTGGACGAGCGCCGCGATGAGATTTATCGCATCTACAGTCAGCGCGGTGCCGGAGGGGGATACGCAATGCAGGCCGCAAGCTAGATAATTAGACAGCCCCGAACCCAGCCAAGCGCTGGGTTTCGGTGCTGGAGCCGTGCTAGATTCCTCTCTCCTATGGGGAGGGAGCCTTATGTTCAGGCTGTTATTTGCTGTGGCGTGCGCTGCCGCGGCCACTGGTGCTAGTGCTGCGCCGGTTTTCAAGTGCATAGACGCAGAGGGCAAGACTACATTCAGCCAGCACGGATGCGGATCAGATAGCTCCGGCTCCGTGGTCAAGCCGGAAGCCGCCAGGCCAAGCGGTGCCGGGCCTGCAGTAAAGTTGGCAACGCCAACTAATGAGCCTCCGCGACCGAGGGCAAAGCGGAGATTCAATCACTGTGGTGATCTAACGCAGGTCGATATTGCATACCTGAATGGGCGCGGCCAAATCCAAGTAGGGATGACGGCTGACGATGTGCGCCGATCTATCGGCGGCCCTACCGAAGTTAACCGTGCGTCTTACGGAGATCAGTGGATATATGTGCAGCAAGACGGCTCACGTCTGTACCTCTACATAGATCCTAATGGTTGCTTCACGGCGTGGAACTAAGGAGGGAACCTTATGCAGTGCCCGAAATGCAAATATGAGCCGACGATGAGCGAGATGCAGCGCAGTCCGGATGATTGCGTGAAGTGTGGCGCCAATTACGCGACCTATAAGGCGCCGACTGCTGCAGAGAAACTTGCTGCGGGAATCAAGTGGGCTAGAAGCGCCGTTGCTGATGGCCGGCAGCGGCGCAGGGGGCACCTGTATTGTCCGTCATGCGGCGCGACAAGCGACGGCTGCACTCACACGCGTGGCTCTATCTTTATCGAGCTGGTGCTCTGGCTGTGCCTCCTACTTCCAGGGCTGATCTACAGCATCTGGCGGTTATCTTCACGCCAGCAGGTTTGCCCATCCTGCCGAAATCCCGGGCTGATACCTATCACTTCGCCTAAGGCGAGGAAAGAGCTTGGCCTAGGCTGAGCAACGACTCAAATAAGACCCGCTTCGGCGGGTTTTTTATTGCCCAAAGGAAAAGTCATGTCAGACCTGCAAATCCTGTTTCCGAAGCCTGTTTCTGTGATGGTTGAGGGTCGGCCGGTGTTTATCAAGCCGGTTCAGTTGCAGGACTTTGAGGCGTTCGGTGCCGCAGCTGGCCCGCTGCTCACGCTCATGGCTGATGCCACCCCGACTGAACTTTATGCCTACGCAGCCAAGAGCGATGCAATGGCTGTAATCCTCGGCAAATGCACATCGCTAAGCGCCTGGCGCCGCAAGCGCTTGCCGCTCGCCACCGCAGTGGAGCTGATGTTACACGTCATCAAGGTTAACTCTAGTTTTTTCGACCAAGCCCTGGTAAGCGCGGCGAAGGTGCTGGCTGGGGCGCAGTTGTCCAGTCGCTGATTGCGGCCGGACATTCGCTGGCCGACATTTCGCAGTACACCCTGGCTCAGATCGAGCTTTTCACCGCTGAAGCCGCTGAGGCTGACAAAGCGGACGCCAGACTGGCGCTGATCATTGCTCGCGGCAGCCAGGCGGACAAAGACGGCTTCAAGAAGATCATGAAGGAGTTCTCGTAATGTCCAGAGTCAAGACAGAGCTGGTCATTGACGGGAAGAACAACACAAAGAAGGCGTTCGGCGAGGTTGACAGCGACCTGGGGCGGCTCAGCGGATCGGCCAAGGCGGCCGGCGCTGCCATCCTGGCCGCGTTTTCGGTCGGTGCTGTTGCTGGCTTCGTAAAGCAGAGCGCGCTTGCTGTCATCCAAATGGATCGCATGGCGAAGCTGTCCGGCGCCACATCCGAGCAGTTCCAGAAGTGGGCCTATGCTTCGCGCACAGTTGGCATCGAGCAGGACAAGCTCGGCGACATCTTCAAGGATGTTCAGGATAAGGTCGGTGACTTCTTGCAGACCGGCGGCGGGCCGCTGGCTGACTTCTTCGAGAACATCGCGCCGGCTGCTGGCGTCACTGCCGAGCAGTTCCGCAACCTGTCAGGCCCTGACGCGCTGCAGCTGTACGTCAAGACGCTGGAGAGCGCGAACCTCTCGCAGTCGGAGATGACCTTCTACATGGAGGCCATTGCCAGTGATGCATCGCTGTTGCTGCCGCTGCTGCGCGACAACGGAGCGGCTTACGCTGAGCTTGCGCAGCAGGCAAAAGACTTGGGGCTCATCCTCAGCGGCGACACCGTCCAGCAGGCCAGCGAGTTCAATCAGTCGCTGAACGCGCTTGGCGCGATATCGCAGGGCGCCGGGCAGCAGATTGCCGCGGAACTCCTGCCGTCGCTCAATGAACTGAGCGGCCTTATGGTCGACGTTTCAAAGGAGGGCGCCTACGCCAGTCGCGTAGCTGAAGTGCTCGGCTTTGCCATGAAGGTGCTGGCATCCACTGCCATCATCGCAGGCAATGGCTTCGGCAACCTTGGTCGGCGTATTGCTGGCGCCGCGGCTGCTGCGGTTGCTACTGCAAAAGGTGACTTTGCCCAGGCCGCCGAAATCCTGCGCATGGTCGGCGAAGACAACGAGCGCGAAACGAAGCTGGCCATGGAGCGCGTCACCAAGTTGTGGTCTGACGGATACTCAGATGTTGGTCGCCAAGTCTCAGGCGTAAATGCCGCCCTATCCGCCTCAACTGAAGAGACCGGCAGGCGGGTTGTGAAAACGACCGATGAGATGAAGGAGGCTTACAAGAGCCTCAGCGCCGATGCCAAGAAAGCCATCAGCTCCATCACGGCAGAAGAGCGCAAGGCTGCTTCCGAAGTCGAGAAAATCCGCAAGGAACGACTCGCTATTGAGGAGCGTTACTCTGCCGCCATAGCTCAGCTGGGTGGCGGGGCGGGTCAGTCCTCCTACGGCGCGGCGCAAGCGCTCAAGGTTGGCGCCAGGCAATCGCTGGAAGCTGGCGATCTGGAGGGTGCGAAGCGCCAAGCTCAGCAAGCCCTGCAGATGCTGCTTGATCTGCAGGCAGCAGGCGAGAACACCTACGGTCTGACCGGCTTCGCCAAGGAGCTGCAGGCGATCGAGATGCAGGCGAATTCGCTTGAGCAGACGGCCGCTGATCAGAAGTTGGCGCAGATCACAGCAGAGCTTGAGCGCGTGCAAAAGCTGTCCGACGTGAAGATAACTGTCGGCATGACGCCTGAAGCCATCGAGGCCGCCAAGCAGCAGCTGCAGCAGCTGGCCGAATACCTCGGCAAGCAGATGGTTATCACCCCGACGATCGCCGCGCCATCGGGCGACTTCAGTCAGGAATACACGCTGCAAGACCCAGGCCCCGAGCCGAGAAAGTACGCCACTGGCGGATATATCAGCGGCCCAGGGACCGGAACCAGCGACAGCATCCCGGCGTATCTCTCCAATGGCGAGTACGTCATCAACGCTGCAGCCGTGCGCAAGCTTGGCAAGCGGCATCTCGACATGCTCAACCGCGGCATTCCTATTCCTCGGTTTGCCGATGGCGGCATGGTTGGGACTGTCTCGAGTCTGCAGATGGCCAGTCCCGACAACTTGGGCATCGTGAAATTCGATCTCGGCGGCACGCAGTTCACCATGTACGGCGACGCGGGGCAGGTTGACGGCATCCGCCTGGCCGCCAAGAAGTTCGGCCGCACTCACCGGAGTTAACCATGCCACAACCTCAAATCATGCTCGGCGGCTTGCCGGTCGTGCTGCACGCTGGTGCGCCGGTTTTGAGCGAGGAGCCTATCGGCGGTGAAACGTCGATGCGGATGAGCGACGGCGCGCTGGTATCGATGACGCATTGGGAGCGGGTGTCCGGCACGATCAGCGGGAATGGCTGGATGCCGCCAGGGCTTCACGGCCTGGACTACAGCCAGCCGTTGGAGCTGCGGTCGACGAAGGTGCAGAGCGTGACGGGCACGGCCCTAACACACACGCTGCGCGGAACGCCGCGGCCGGACGTCGCGCCATGGGCTCAGGCGCTGGTCGGGGACGATTGGGTCAACACGCCCTGCAGCGTCACCGATGGCGTCGCTACCGTAACGGCCGTCGCCGGCGCAACGCTCTACCGCGTCTGCTGGATGCCGATCTACAGCGTCAAGGCCCGTCGCCCATCCGAAACGCAGGATTCAGGAACTGCAAGCCATAGCTGGTCCATCACCTGGGAAGAAACCTAATGCTCAACGCCTCGCCACTCAACGCCGTGCCGCTGAATGGCGTAGCTGGATCGTCTGCCGAACCGGAGTACATCGTGCGCGGCCAGTCGTTTGTGTGGGCGCTGCGCGTATTGGTGGGCGGGCTCGACCTGACGCCCATGCTCACCGGAACGGTCACCGTTGACCGGGAAGAGGGCGCCGCGGGCATCGCTGGCTTCGATCTGTTCATCGCGCCAGGCGTAGCCGTCGTGCCTCCCGACTGGAAGGGTCGGACGGTGTCGATCGACTACATCAGCACGAGCCAAGGCGAGACGACAGAAGCGCGCAGCTACACCGGCCAGATCAGTCGAGCCGACTGGAACCCGGTAAACCGCGTGCTGAGCTGCGAATGCTCCGACCAGCTACAGCAGCGGGTCGAGGGCATGACGATTGCGGCCATCAATATGCTGGTCGGTGGGTATTGGTCGGAAGACCTGTTCGAGCCGGTCGAGGGCCGCAGCCATTGGGACTATGCCCGTGAGCGCCTTAGCACGCGCACCGCCAGCCTGGACTGTTCCGCTTACGGCGATCTGCGCGTGACGAGCTGGTATGCCACGGCGCCGCATTTCGTGTTTGGCCCAGGCACAACGCTTTATCAGCAGATCGACCTGCAGCAATCCGACCTTGAGGCGACGACAAACCGCGTCGAGATCGAATTCAGCTACCGCTATCAACGCCTCTGGCAGTTGAACGAGGGCTACAGCTGGACTCACGTCAACGCGGGCGGCGGCCAGAGCGGGTTCTGTAACTGGCGCACGTGGGCGACCGAGCTGCCCGATACAGACATGATTGCCAGCGCCGTCTCTGGAAGCGGCCAGCAGCTGATCGGCGGCGTGGGCGGCTACAAGCTGCCGCTGTCCATGGCTAACCCGTGCGGCGACGGTAACGGCTGGGTCAACACCTTCGACAACCTCTGGCTTTCGGCTTCGTTCACCGGTGCCAGGCGCTGGGTGCAGAGCGTAACCGAGAGCTACAAGCTTGTGCTGTCCACTACTGCAGGCGAGTCAGAGCTGACGCGCATCGTTCAACGCGCCGGCTACAACGTGGCCATCGAGCGCGATCAGGCAGAGAGCTGGGGCAGCGATCCGATCCGCGGTGGCGGAACTGGCAGTCAGGACCTGTCCGACGAAGGCCGGCGCAGCAATGCCATCGCAACCGCGCTGCGTATTGGTCAGGCGATGATCGTCGGCGCTCACCGGGAGACGACGCTCAGCTGGGATGTCCCGACCAGCATGGCGATGGGCATCGACCTGTGGCACACGCTTGAGATCGCCGACCAGGGCGTTCATGCGGTCGGCAAATGCCGGCGCATCGTCCACCGGTTCGATCTTGGCAGCGGTGAAGCGATCACCTCGCTGAGCATTGCGATCATGCGCGGCGGCGGCGTCAGTGACGCGCTGACTGTCCCCGCGCAGCCAGATACCAGCCTGCCGCCGTTCACGCCGTCGGCTCAGCTGCTGCTGGGCACCCAGCTCGGCGGCCGCCAGGTTGACCCGTACACGGGCTTTCCCATCGGCCCCTATGACGATGATCGGCCTGGCTTCTCGGGCAACTACGACGCGAACGACAACATGCCGGCTGAGTTCTACCCGCGCCGATTTGACATCGATGCCCGAGAAATCGGTGCTGAGTATCGCGACGAGCGCACCGCCTCGGCCGAAGCGTTCTATCGCATCGGCATTCCCAATGATTTGCTGGAGCTATGACCATGACCAATGAGGAACGGCGCCGCGCCTCCGGTGCGGCCATGGAGGCAAGCCGGCGCGGGAGCGGTGCCGCTATGGAGGCGAGTCGGCGGGCTAGCGGTGCTGCGATGACGGCGCGCCGCACCGGCAAGAGCGTGGCCGACGACATTCAGTCGCTTACTGCCCCTCAGCGCCAGGCCAAGCCACTGCCTCGCATCGATCCGGTCGGGCCGCTACCAGCGCAGCGCGGGCGCGGAACATCGCCTGCACCGGTTGCCAGCGGCGGCGGCGGCGGAGGCATTGCTAGTCCGCTGACTGAAAAAACGCGCGCCGAAAACGGCAAGCAAGTGCCTGATCGCGACTATTACCCCGAGGCCTTGCTACCCACCACTGATGGCCTGGTTTGGGCGCGTTGGCGCGGCGTTAAAACCATACGGATGACAGACGCTAACGGTGAAACGGTGGTGATGGAGTACGGCAATGACCTATCCGAATAGCCCGCTCGACGAGGTGCCGGTCGTGTGGGGTTGGCCCTGGCATGGGCTCATCGAGAGCCCAGCCCAGGCCGGCCCGCCGTGCGAACTGATTTTGCCCAGCGGTAAGCGGATGCCCTGCTCAGCTGACGGGGCCTTTGCGCATAACACCCACCTCTGGGACATCGGCATGGCTGAGCCAGACGTAGAGAGCGACGACCCCGATGAGCAATGGCTGAACAGGGCGATTGTCCGCTCCCAGTACCTGGGCGGCCCCCAAAAAAGCGCGTTTTGCTACGGGGACATGTCGTTCGGGTTAGATCATCCGATGTACGTCCCTATGTTCGGGGTTCTGCGCCGCCAGCTGGCGCTACAGACCTGGGGGGTGGGCGCCAACCAGGGCGTTCTGGTCTCGCTGAGCGTGGGCCGGCGTTTCGTAACCAGCATTGAGCTGAGTCGCGCGCAACTGCAGATTCCCAATGTGTCATACCTTGGGAATGCGCTCGACAGCTACCGAATCCAGCTGATGGACGAAAGCCCTGATGGCCGCTCAGCCCTGTACTGGATCGCCCCGCGCAGGCTGATTGGGGCCACGGAGTACCTAACGGTTGGTCGCACGCTGCTGGAGGTCTCAATCACTGGCGACCCGGAGGTCGGCTTTGGGCTCACGCATCGCCTCGTTGCGCCGTATTCAGTCCAGGCCGAGGTCTACCGCTATCCGAAATTGTCGGACAAGGGCGAGTTCATGATGGTCCGGTGGGCTGACTCGCCCACTCACGAGAACATCGTCGCGGTGCGTGGAAACCAAACCCCGCCCCCGGGCTATGACTACTGGGTTGGCGAGGCGCCAGACGGCACGGCCGTCCACTCTGAGTATTTCGAGTCGCCAGTATGGGCCTGGTACAACCCCGATGGCTCCATCGAGGTAACCACGTGGCGCAAAGATCGAATGGACATCCGCGAGTACACCACAACCGCACAAGGGGCAGGAGCGGGCTTCAGCATGGTCGATACCCGGACGGTGACGCTGACCAACTCGAAAGGCTCGGTCTCCGGCGTGCATGTGTATCGCGAGTCAAGAAGCGTAGCGGGGGGCATTTTGAGCTGGGAGACCGGCGAGTCCGTCTACGGTGAGCAACTTTACACTGAGTCAGGCTCCTACCCCATAGAGGGGTCATGGTCCGAGCCTGTGGACTGGGCGCCTGACGACCCGCCGCCGGTAGACACAAACCCCGTGCTCACCAGCACGGTGTATCCCGATGCGGTGATCATTATATCGAACAACATCCTGGCCACCCGGTACGGCAGCGTCGATATCTCCGGCATCCCAAATACGGAGGTCTGGTGCGGCGATGCGCTCTACCCGGGCGGGGTCGACCACGGACTCAAGAAATTTGAATTTGGAGCCCCTGGCGGCGGCACGCTTTCGGCCTGGCAGATCGGGTCCTACAACCCGATAACAGGCCAGGTTGTTCGCAACCTTTCCGACAGATACCGCAGCTGGGTGTAGATATGAATTACATAAACAACTGGCAGTACGAACTGACCGCCGGGCTCAGCCCTGCCCAAGCTACCTTGCCGCTCCCTGCTGGGGCCATCAGTCGCCTGGCCTTGGTGGAGGGCGCCGAATACCTGCTCACGCTGTCCGCAACTCTAAACCCCACGACGCCCGGCGAAACCGAAATCATCCGCCTGACCGGGCACGCTGACGGGTACAGCATCGCGCGCGGCCAGGAGGGGACGCTCGAAGCGTACTGGCCGGCGGGCACGCTCATTTGGTGCGCCATCACTGCCGGCGCGCTTGCTGACGTTTTCACCCAGCTGGCAGCGCTCGCCGCGCGCGTCGAGGCGCTTGAGAGCGGGGGCAGCGACCTGCCGGCCAATGCGCTGATCGATAGCGACGGCAGGGCGCTTACCGACGACCAAGGCAACCATCTCATCTACGGAGCTTAAATATGTCGAGCGTTGAGCATGTACTATCCGGCGCGGGCGCGCCCACCGATGCCCCTCCCAGCGTGGCGGCCCACTATGTCGACACGGCCACCGGGCACCATTACATCTCCACCGGTACCAGCTCACCCGCCGACTGGCAGCCTCAGTTGCGCGTCTACCTGAGCGACGGACAGCCGCCGTGGCCGACCGGCCCGGCGATGGGGTTCGATGCCACCTATCCCGGAAAGGTTTGGGTGAGCCGGTTTTATCTGGACCCCAACGACAACCCCTATTGGGAGTGGGCCGAGCTGCCGCTCAGCTGATAGTCCGCCGCCCCGCGCCCACTCCGGTGGGCTTTTTTACGCCCGGAGCAACCATGCAGCCAGCAAAACTCGATCTGCACATCGTGCAGGGCTCGACCCTGCGCGACACCCTGCGGCTGATGCAGCCGCGCTATGAATACCGGCCGATCACCGCGCTCGGCGGCTCGCCATTGCGCCTCACCGTAGACCACGGGCTGCCGGGCAACTGGCTGGCATGGGTTCAGGGTGTCAGCAATATGCAGGGCGTCAACCGCTCGCCGCGCGAAAATCCGCACCGCGTCACCGTGGTGGACGAGGCCACCTTGGAGATCAACGCACTCTCTGCGTTCGGCCTCAACCCCAGCGGCGGGCAGCTGATCTACAAGCCCCCGGTGGACTTGGCCGGCGCCACCGCTCGCATGCAAATCCGCGCGCAGATAGGCGGGGCAGTGCTGCTCGAGCTGACCACTCCCAACGGCGGGCTGGTCATCACTGGCCCCGGAACGATCACGCGAACCATCAGCGCTGCGCAAACCGCCGCCCTCACCTGGACCGATGGCGTGTATGACCTCGAGGTCGAGTATGCAGACGGCACCGTTCAGCGCTACCTGCAGGGAGCCGTCACCGTCAGTCGTGAGGTGACCACATGAGCACCGTAGCAATTTGCGGTGACCCCGAGGTGCTGGTCATTGAGGCTGGCACCGAATATGCCGTCGGCCTCGAGCCGGACGCTGAGACGGTCGTCGTCATGGCGGGCGAGCAGGGGCCGCCCGGCGTCAATTCCGCAACGGGCGACTTCTTCCAGGTTGGCAACCGCTTCTCCGAGCTCACGACCGAGCAAGCCAAGGCCGAGGCGCGCGCCAACCTCGACCTGCAAACCATCGACGGCGGCACCTTCAATTAAGGAATCACACCCATGGCAACACGTCTTCAGCTGAAACGCGGCATCAAGGCCAACCTGCCCACCTCCGGGATGCTGTCCGGCGAGCCGATGGTCACCACTGACCGCGGAACTCTGCACGTCGCGACCGACGCCACAACGAAGCTGCCAGTCGTTCCGGCTATCGATGACTTGGCAACCCTTGCCGCGGTCGATGGCGCAACCGACCTCCTGATCATTCACGACGCCAGTGAGGCGGCCGGGCAGAAGGAGAAGAAGCTCACCTTCAACGCATTCAAGACCGCGCTGAACATTCCAGAAGGGACTGCGGATGAAAAGGTCGCCGTAGTGGCGGGCGGGACTTCTGGCTACCTGTGGGGAACCGATGGCACCGACGGCGTGCTTCGCATGAACGCCTCGATGGCAATGACCAAAGACGCCAGCAATGGCTTCGTCACCCTAGCTGTCGAGCTGGTTGACGGCGGCACCTTCTAATCTCGCTCGGAGCCCATCAATATGGCGCGCGTACTCACCAAGAAGTCGACCGTCCCTGGCAAAGTGCCTCTGGCGGCCGACCTCGAAATTGGCGAACTGGCGGTCAATACCGCCGACGCCAAGCTATACACCAAGCACAGCGACAACACCGTCAAGCAGCTGGGCATTGCGACAAACGACAGCCGCCTCACCGACGCCCGCGAGTGGACGGCATCGACCGTCACCCAGGCTGAAGCCGAAGCCGGAACCGCCACGACCCGCCGCGCCTGGACCGCTCAGCGCGTGTTCCAGGCGATCGCTGCCTGGTGGGCTGCCAGCGCGATGAAGACCAAGCTGGACGGCATCGCTGCCGGGGCTACGGCCAACGCAACGGATGCCCAGCTGCGCGACCGGGCCACCCATACCGGCACCCAGGCGATTAGCACCGTGTCCGGCCTGCAAACGGCTCTCGATGGGAAGCTGGCGACCAGCGCCCGCGGAGTTGCCAATGGCGTCGCCTCGCTCGACGCCAACGGCCTCATCCCGCCTATGCAGCTGCCGAGCTACGTCGATGACGTGCTCGAGTACGCAGCGACGAGCAACTTCCCGGCTACTGGCGAGACCGGAAAAATTTACATTGCCATCAACGGCGCGAGTGCTGCGGACCCGACCAAACAGTACCGCTGGACTGGTACCGCCTACAGCGAAATCACCTCGTCACCAGGCAGCACGGACGCTGTGCCGGAAGGCACTGGCAACCTCTACTTTACCGCCGCTAGGGTGCGCAGCACTGTGCTGACCGGGCTCAGCCTGGCCAGCTCTGCAGCGGTGGCTGCGTCGGACAGCGTGCTGGCAGCGTTCGGAAAGTTGCAGGCGCAGCTTGGGCTGAAAGCTCCGCTGGACTCGCCTGCGCTAACGGGCAACCCAACTGCGCCGACGCCAGCTACTACCGACAACGACACGTCTATTGCGACCACGGCGTTCGTCCGGGCGGCGATGGGGTTGTTTGGGGTGGGTAAGGAGGGTAGTACTTATCTGGCAACGCCTTCTGCAACTAGCGGCGTAGATTCAACTACAGACTGGAACACTATTACGTCGCCTGGCTGGTGGCATAAGTTACTAGGCACAACGAACCCCAATAATCCGGGCGGTGGCACGTCATTCTGGTACTGTCTGGTACTAGAGTACGGCGGCACCAGCAACTGCACCCAGCTCGCTATTTCGTATGGAACTGGATCAAATGCAGGCACATTGAAGTGGCGCACGCGCTACGGCGGAACTTGGTTTGCTTGGCAAGACGTCTGGCACACCGGCAACTTCGACCCCGCAACCAAGCAGGACAAGTCCACGCTCATCACAACGGCCACCAGCCGCACGCTGGCCCTGACTGACGCGTGGAACTACGTGCGCCCAGGCACGACTGGCGCCATTACGCTGACAGTGCCAACAAACGCATCCGTGGCGTTTGACTACGGCACCGAGATCACCATCAGGGCATCGGGGAACATCACGCTGGCCGCTGCGACTGGCGTCACGCTGAACGCTCCGTCTGGCGGCACGCTCAGCATGACTGCTCGCATGACCGTGACGCTCAAGAAAGTCGGCGCGAACGAATGGGACGTGATCGGCCAAACGGTGGCAGCATGATGCCCGGTGTAGTGGCGACCTTTCCGAGAAAGGCTGAAACCCCAGGGGAGTACGTGATAACACGTGGCACCAATGAATTCGGTTACTCGGGGTATTCGGGTTACTCGGGCAACGTCTCTGACGGCCCGTTCGGCAGCTCGCACCCACCCAAGCCAAGCGCAGACCCCATGTCCACGGGCGGGAGCGAGACAGCCGGGGAGCTGATGGCGGTTTACTGGTCTGAGGGGCAGTTATCTGTATTGGTTCGTGGCGTGTCTAGCGAGGCGGGGATACCGTTCAGCACGATGACAATCGGTTCAGCTGCGTTTTCCAAAAGCGCCGCAACAAGTTTCGCCAGTTATGGCGCCTACAGTCGCCTCAACTTCAACGCGACACAGAACCCTTTTTCCAGCGCGAGCGTAACCCTGAAGTTCACGTGACGCAGGCTAGGCGGCAAAAACCGCTACTGCCGTCACGCCGACTGCACGCCAGCGGTGCGAAACTGAATCCCCCGTCCATGCAAAAAGGAATTTGCTCATGCCCGCACTCGGCCGCATTTTAATCGCGTTCGGCCTTGGAGCAGCGCTCCTGTTCGGAGGCTACTGGGCCGGCGCCCAGCAGGGGATGCGTGTAGCCGAAACACCTGTCATTTTCGCCGAAGACTGTGCGCCCCCGATCTGATTAACCATTCGCTATATCGCCCGCTCTCGCGCTGCTGCCTGCGCGCCATACAAAGGAGTGACCATGCAAACATCACAAAGAGGCATCGACCTCATCAAGCGGTTCGAGGGGCTGCGGCTTACCGCGTATCCAGACCCCTCAACCGGTGGCGATCCCTGGACAATCGGGTACGGCACAACGCGAGGCGTTCGGCCCGGCATGACCATCACATCAGCTCTAGCTGAAGAAATGCTGCGCGCCGATCTGGAGCGGTTCGAGAACGCCATCGGTCGACTGGTCACTGCGCGGCTCTGCCAGCACCAACTGGATGCGCTAGTGAGCCTGACCTACAACATTGGCGAGGGCGCGCTTCGTGACTCGACGCTGCTGCGCAAGCTCAATGCGGGCGACTACGTCGGCGCCGCAGCTCAGTTCGAGCGATGGGTCAATGCCGGCGGAAAGATCATGCCTGGACTGGTCAAGCGCCGTGCTGCCGAGCGGGCCTTGTTTGAGGATGCGGCATGACCTGGCTAAAGCTGCTCCCGTCGTGGCTCTGGTGGCTGTCTGCGCTGCTCATTGTCGGCGGGGTGCAGCAGTACCGCGTCATGGATGCCAAGGGCGAGCTATCTGATGCGCGCCTTGAATGGTCCGAAACCGCACGCCAAGCCGAAGCGCAAGCCCGAACGGAAGAACAACGTCGCCAAGTCGCAGTCGAGGGAATACGCCGTGACGCACAGGAAAAGATCGCCGCTGTTGCCGCTGATGCTGCTGCCGCTGATGACGCTGCTAGCCGGCTGCGCGCACGAGTCGCCCAGCTATCACGCAGACCCGCCAGCTGTGCCGGTTCTGCCGGTGGAGGGGATGCAGCCGACCCCGCCAGAGATCTGCTTGCCGTCATGCTCAGCCGGATTGATGCGGCTGCGGGAGGAATTGCTGAATTTGCCGATCGCAGCCGAGCGGCAGGACTGACCTGCCAGCGATCGTATGGAGCAGTGAGGGGGAATTAGAGTTGCCCGGACGGGCTGAGATAGGGGGAATTCCTTCCCCAAAACGCAAATGTAAGTGTTTGATTCTATTTGCGCGGGAGATTGCGCAAAAGAGCGGATTTCTTAGCGTGTGAAATGGCCGAAAGCCGTGCGGCACTAGGCGTTGAGCCTGATCCGTGCGGCGTCCCAGGCTTTGATTCCGTATAGGCACAACCGCTGATCTGATTCGGACATAAACGACTCTCCAAGGCTCCTGCAAAACTGGACGGCGGATTATGCCACGCCTCGCCGGGCTATGGAGGCGAGCATGCCTATCGAGCTGCGTTGCGCCGCGAATGACGCGCAACCTCAGGCCTTTCCCGCCTCGCCCAGCGCCTGTGCGATGGCCTGCTCGTTTTGCGGACGTACGACACGCGCTAGCTCCTGGCCGTTCTCCAGCAGGATCAGCGTCGGCCAGAGCTTGACCCGGAACGAACGTCCTAGCGGGCGCCCCGGGCCGTCCTCGATCTTCAGATGAGAAATGCCGCTGCGCTTAGCCAGGGCCTTTGCCAGCAGCGGCTGAGCCGCTCGGCAATGGCCGCACCAGGCGGTGCCGAACTCCAGCAGCACGGGGCCTTCCAGCGCGTCCACTTCGGCGCGGCTCGGTTCGATGTTCGCGTAGTGTTCGGTCATTTCCAC